TTATTCACCACCTCATAATCGTCAATAATAAATTGGCAGGTAGCTATGCCTTGGTAATAATTGATATTAGCCTTGCCAACAGCATTTATGAGCAAGGTTTCATAGTCACTAAAATCATCAAACGAGTTAAGAACTTCATCAGTTTTTAAATCAACATTAAATTTCACAATATTAACACCACTGTCAGTTTCAAACTTCCAACTATTACCAAGTTTCCCCATTATTTTAAGCTGTTCTCTGCTTAATTCGATATTTTCAATAGCAATCAAAGGTTCGTCTATATTTTGACCGCAATAATCACTTACATCAGACAACCTTTTCATTATTTCAATGGTTAAGTCATCTGGCTGAATAATAAAGTCACAAAACTTACAAGTGTTACCGTTATCAATATTAAGATTATTTAAAGTGTTTATTGCATTTTTAATGTTGCTTGAAGCAATTTCTAAACCGAAAGCATTATCGTGACCTCGTACCATTTCAAAGCAGTTTGTATTAGTTAAAATATCTTTTAAACTCTTGATAAAACTATTTTTATAATTTCTGCCTGAACCGCCATATAAGCCTTTCGTTTCAGTTTTTCTAAGGCAAAGAGTTTGTTTTTGATATTTTTCAGCAATCTTAGTAGCTAACACACCTGTCAAGGTATCAGCAAGAATTTTACTTGTATTAATAAACAAAACCTTATCTGTATTTTTATCAATTAGCGGCTCAATCTCACACATAGCTTTGGTAACTGCTGTTTGTTGTCTTGTCTTAGCATTACTACAAAAACGAACCACTCTTGTATAAATATCCTCTTTTACAATTTCATTTGAACCACGCTTTTTGTAATCAAAGTATTCATCTTTCTCTATAAAAGCCTTGAACATTAATTTCTTTTCTTCTTGTCTGCCCATTCTAATCATTGCATTAATTAACGGAACAATATAAAACTGAATGTTATGAATTGACACATTATTATGAATAGTGTCTCGTTGTCGCTCAATAAATGCACGAAAAACTTTATTTTTTATGTTTTTATGAATCAATCCTTTATCTATCAGCCTTTTAGTTTCATACACTCTTATGTCCATCATATCTGCAATATTGCCCAAAGCTACTAAGTCAAGATAGTTATTAGCTTTATCCTCAAGGTTTACATCATCAAGAGCCTGTAAAAATTTATATACTACTCCGACACCAGATAATTCTTTGTTAGGATAAACACCGTCATTGCTATTAACAACAATAGCATAAGGATTATCCTGCTCAATAATATGATGGTCTAAAATTATAATATCAAGATTTGAATTGTTTTCTTTCAGCTTTTTACATTCTTCAATATCATTACTGCTTGCATCAGGAATAATTAATAATTCAATATCTTTTGGTATTTCTATATCATTAGTTAAACCGTGTTGTTTCTTTGTATGTAGAGAATAAGACAATCTGCAATTTGGAAACAAGTCATTAATGTAAGAATACATAATAGCACCCGAAGTATAACCATCAACATCAGAATCAACAACAATATGGATATTACTGTTATTATCAGTATGTTTATTAAAACATTGAACAGCCTTGTCTATATTCTTAAATAATTTATACGAATATAAAACTTTATCTGTCAAAGAAAGATATTCATTAATATTATCAATACCTCTATTTTTTAGAACTGTATCAATTATATTATTCAAATCATTTTTACTATTCTCAATTAATTTATATTTTAATTTATTACTTATTTTTTATCACCTCAAATTTATTATGCTTTTCTTATCATTTAATAACTGTTTTAATTTTATGTAATCATCAGAGGGTGACTCTTTCTCCCCCAAGATACCGCCCTCATCAATAACTGCATAAAGATTTATTCCATTAATAAACTTATCTGCTATCCCTTGTAATTCAGAAACACCCACATCTTTATCAAATAAAAACACTATATTACCACATAATCTTGACAACTTATGTATTTGAGTTTTAGTTATTTTCTTGCCACAAGTAGCCACAACATTTCTATAACCACTTGAAAACATTTGCATAACACCTTTTTCAGATTCTACTACATAAACTGTGTTTTCTTCTTTTATATAGTCATATGTAACATTAAGACCATACAATATTTGACCTTTCGAGCAAGGCTCAATGTATAAATACTTGTTTACTTCATCAGGAACTTCTCGGTAGAAGTATCTCCCCTTAACTCCTACCAAAGTACCTATTTCATCACGGATTGGAATAGTTATTCTATTCGTTTCACAATCAAACCCGATTTCAAATAATTGTTGCGTTTCATAATCAATATTATCTTCGCAAAACATATCATTGACATAAGGGAAATAATAAGATAAAATTTTTTCACTTATAGGCTTTACAGGATTTTCCTCTTCACTTTGTGTAGAACAATTACTTAATTCAAATAACAGCTTAGTAATTTTTAAACTTTCAGGAAGTTCACTATCAAAATCGTAGTAATAATCTATTCCAACACAAGAACATACAAATTGCATAGATTGAAAGAAATTACATTTCTGAAAAAACATAACTAAACTAAAAATATCAGAAGTATTATTCTGTTCAATATTTCTTGTGTAATCAATAACATTTAGACTATCTTTATATACAGTAATAGCTGTTTGATTGTCTCCGTCCGGATTAGCACATTGATAATATTCCCCTTTGTCTTTAATGCTATGACAACCAACTTTTTCTAAAACCTTATATATTAAATCATTATTTATTATATATTCTTTTAGCTTTTGAACTTCCATTTATTATTCACCTACTATCTTCCTGTGATTACTAATTGCCCCATTTCATACCATTCGTTGGTATCAAGGTCAACTTGATATACCATTTTATATTTATTACCAACTCTGTTTTTATCGGTCACACCAATATAATATTTTTTAGAAGTATCAAGTTCTTTCTCTCCAAAATCTCCCCATTCCGAATCATAGACAAGATACTTATATTTATTATAATCTTTTAAATCTACCGATTTAAACAAGACCAATGAGTCTAATATATGCTTTAATTGTTTACAGTTTGCAATATTTGAAGAACATAATTCCTCTGGCTTCACAAAGTTGGTATCATCCGTAAGCTGTATCGAACAGTAAACAAAAATATCAAGCTGCCTTGTTAATTCTGACAGCATAGTTGTAGTGATTTTTAATCCTGTCCAATCACCGACTGTACTGTCAGTGTCTTTTAATGTATCATAAAAGAAATATTTTGTTTGAGTAATCATATTTTGTTTACGAATTTCAAGTTCAAGTGTTTGGTTATCGTAAGCTGATACCATATCAACAGCAAAAATCAAACCTTTACTTTCCTTTTCAATCCAATCAGCTACTTTAAGAATATTCTCAAATTCTGTTGATTGATTTGTTACTCTTGAGTAATAATCTTCATAGCTTTCAATAAATTCACCGTCAGCATTTTGCTTTCTGATAACAAATTCACCTTTACCGTCTTTATATAAGCCAAGAGTGATTTCTCGTTCCTTTTTAGTAATATGTATTCCATGTAATTCTTCAAATTCTTTATTATTAATTACTGTCGTCAACAAACAAAATTTCATATTCTCAATAGACATTTCATTGAGTAATACACAAACTTGTTGTTTCTGATATAACGCCAAATAAGCAATTAGCTTAAACATAAATCTTGATTTGCCGTCATTTGACCTCATACCAACACACATCAGCGATTCAGTCTTTAAACCTCTAAACATTTCATTCCACAAAGGATAAGGAACTGATACACCCATATCTGGTATTTCAAGTCTTTTTAGTATCATTTCTTTAATGTTAGAATTTAATATTTCTGTTTCGGCATTACCTAAAATAACAGTAGAAACCCTATCTATTTTTGACCTTACAAGTCTTGGTATATCACTTGAACTCCAAGATTCAAACTTAGGGTGAGAAACAATCTTACTTACATCAAAACCTTTTCTGTCATATTCTCTTAACAAAGAATACTTCTTTATAACCTCAGCATAGGATTTAGCATTTTCAGGCAAGGCTAAATCTATCCATTTTTGAATTGTAGCCCAACCACCATAATTAATATATTTTTTATAACGCTCGTTATCTTCGGTCATATATGTAGTAACAATTGCGTTATCAAACATTTGGCTTCTGTTTTTGTAAACAACTTCTGCGTTGTCATAAAAAAATTTTGTTACTTCATCGGAGAAATCATATTTACTCCTGATTTGCGTTGAATACTCAACAAGCAATGCAGGTTGTTTGTAAATCGCCCCAACGAATAATATCTCATTTTGTATATTATTTAATTTTATTTCTTTATCCTCTGTAATAAAATAGCACCGCCTGTCTTTATTCTTATTTCTTTATTCTTATTTTGTGTAATCTATCTTGTTATTTTTTTAAATTTCATCTATAACCGAACTTATATCAAAGATAGTTTTATTACTTTGTTTATGATAATTCTTGTATAAACTATAATCAATTTTATCATTTAACCTTTGTTCCAACATTCGTTTACGATTTAATTTATCTTGCTTAATGTTTTCTTTCCATTGGACATAATCGTCATATTGATTAACAATTACAGCTATATCATAAGCGAATATACTATCTACATTACACCTAATACCTCTTTGCTTATTTTTTGATATTAATGTTGTATTAATATCTTTTAATTCGGTAGCTTTAAGTCGAAACATATCATATAGTTCATATATTGGAATAGGCTTATTAATATTTTTATACTCGCCACTCACTACTTGAGATATAAGTTTTCTTGCATAAGGTGTTATTGTCGTTTTGCTAAAAAACAAACAATACCATTCTATAAGTAAAGTATGACATTTTGCATTTAAAACTATTAATTGAGTGTTTTGTTTTAAACTTTTTAAATATTTTTCACATTCATCAATGTTTTTTTTACCTTTTTTTAAAGAAGTTTTATGTTCAGTAAAGCAATGACAATGGCAGTAATGCTTTTTGTCATAAACAAAACTGCCATCATATTTTTGCTTTAAATCTATATTCCCTTTACAGTAAAAACATTTTACCGACAGAGCCATTTTAAATTGCTGACTCAATAATTGATAAATACTTATTGAGTGTATCTATATCATCAATAGTATTATATCTTACTGGTAATTCAGCTTTCTCAATAAGGCTTTTAGCCTTAGCCTTTTTGGTGCTTGTCAAACTTTTAAGTGTGGAGCTGATTTTTGATTTAATTTCATCAGCAGACACTTCTGTAACTGTTGTATCTTCGGTATCATCAGATATTAAATCATTTTTAATGTTTTCAACTTCAACATCTACACTTTTATTGAAAGTATTTGTGGTTGTAACATCTTTTTTATTCTTATTTCTGTCAATTACAGGTTGCCAAGTTAAGAGAGTCGGATTTTCAATAATTTCATTTTGCTTACATATCATAGTTCTGTCCTTACCCTCGACAAGAGCAATTACATCTCCACTTTCTTCGTCCTGCAACATATGTAAAACAGTCTTTACATTATAAGCAACATCTTTAAAACCCTGTGGTCTTTTTTCGCCTGTTGCAATCATTTTAATGTTGCCTTCTTTATCCTTTACGCTCTCTTTTACATCTTCTTCTCTACAAGTTACTGCAAAATGTTTACCACTTGCAAGCAAGTCAAGAATAAAAGCCTGTCCGTCAAATTTCAGAGTTTGATAGTCCTTTACTTCTAAACCTGCACCTTCAACAGCTACAAGTTTTTCCTCACCAATAATTTCTTTCTTTTTAGCACGAACATTAGCTCTCTTTTTGGAAAATTCAACAATACCTTGCTGTCGAGCCGTGTAAAGAAGAGATAATCCATCTACAACAATAGCATCAGCAATGAAAATATTACCGTCTGCATCTAATGCAGTTTTTTCTTCATTATCCTCGTCATCAAAATAGTAAATTTCTTCGTTTGCTGAAACTGTTTTTATAAGGTCTCTTACTTCTGTCAATGACTGCGTACTTGCAATAAAAATATTTCTGCTGTCAATACCCTGTTCTGTAAGTTTATCAAGGTAACTATCAATCGAACCTGCTTCGGCATCTATATAAAGGACTCTAAATGGTTTGCCGTCCTCTCTCTTCATTTTTGCAAATTCAAGACAAAGGCTTGACTTCCAAGTACCCTGCTTACCATAAATCAAAAAACCAAGTTTTTCTTTAATTGCTGTTGCTCTACGAATTACCATATATTATTAATCCCACTCCTCTCCGTCAACATCATCCCAATCATCACTGTCGGACTTGCTTGTCTTTGTTGAAAATTCTGCTTTTGCAGTATCATTCGTTTTCTGTTTTACAAGAGCTTCTTCGATAATTTCCTCACTATATGTAGTTGTATCAAGAGAACTTTTATCAGCACCATTAACCATTAGTTTAATAGAGTACGGAGCTTTTACCTTATTCATTTCAATACCAACGCCCCATTCATCATCACTCTCAACTTTTTCAGAACCAAATTCCGCAAAAATATTACCACCTAATTCAATAAGATTATATGGTTTACAATTCTTTTTTAAGATACTTGCTAACTTGTTATCACGAGTATATAATTCAACATCTTCAATCGAATCATAATTTACAACCTTACCGCTGATGATAAATTCTCCGTCAATTTCCTTGCTTTTATCTATTCCCATAAAAACAATTTCTTGCTTAAATTTATTTTCTGATTTAAAATTTTCGTTGTCAAAGTCAATATCATCTTTACACAAAGACACCTGTGTAAAATCAAAGTTCGTTTTATGCGAACCCTCATAAGTGGAATATGTGATATTACCTTTTACAAAAACACTATCGTTATCTTTTAAGTGTTCTGCAATTTCTTTACAAGCATCAAACTGAGTAAGGCTTTTTTTACTATTTACAAGGCTTCCCTTTTTATCAACTATCTTTTCTACCCCACAATTAATACCAACAAGTCTATAACCGTCCTCTTGAGACTTAAATCTATCACTCCAATTAACCTTTTTAGTTTCTTTTGTTTTTTTATTACCTGTTGTTTCTTGTTTAGAATAATAGACATAATCCTGTGGCATACCGAACTGCTGTACATACACCGAACAATCAGGCTGATACTCTACTCCAAAATTAATTCTGCGGTAGTCTTTTCCATTTCGTGATTTACCTTCTGTATAGAAATTTTCCTTTTCAACACCTGTTACCTTGCCTTTTACCTGAAAATAACCTTTTGTCTGTCTCAAACCCAAACCCTTATTATTACTCAACTACACATCCACCTTTCTTGTTTTCGTCATTCTTTACTTTCTTATTCTTTCTCGGTACATAACCCTTGCAGTTTTTATCTTTTAATACTGTAATAAATTCACCATCATTTTTCATAGATGGTACAGTTAAACAATTAAGATTTCTAAAAACATCATATGTACATACTTCTTTACCGTTCTTATCGTATAAACTATGTTTTTCTTTCAATGCTCTACATTGCTTGTACTTAAAATCCAAATTTGCACAACCATTACAGGTTGACTCTTTCTCAATAGTAAAATCTCTCAATTTTATTATCCTTTCTCTGTCTCAATTTTGTTTTCTTTGTTGTTTTGCTCATAATTTGCTATATTTTTATTATTCATAAGAAATTTAATAGCATTAGCTTTTGCCAAAGCAGGATTTTTATTTTCTCTCAATTTTTGAAGAACGATAGTTGAAATAGAATATGCACCAACTGCTAAACCTTTTCTGTAAGCTGTATTATACACATTCTTTACAGTTTCTCTTATCTTTTCTGGGAGTGATTCCATTATTTCTTCAACTGCTTTGTTGTTTAAGTTCTCTGAAATTTATCTCACCACCTTTCATTGTTAATATTATTCCGTTTTTAAATGGCTTCCGACACTCAACGGTTTAACTTTATTATTTGACTCGCTAAGAGTTTGACACTCCCCAGAATTAAAATTCAGGGGATTCAAGTGTAGTCTGATAGCGTTATACTACCCTTATACGCTTAGGACTTGCCAAAAGTCCACTATACAGTTCTTCAAAAGTGAAGTTCTGCTTACATTTTCTACCTATATTAGCCGCACTATTTACATCTGCATTAATTACAATACCATCTTTAGACTGATACAAACCTCTATGAATACGCTTCCCACTAAATTGACCTAAATATGGCTGTTCTGCTTTGTATTCTGGAAGAATATCGTTATCTATGAAACTGCTCTTAGATGTGTAGCTTTCTTCCTGCTCGATATAGCTAATACCATAAGTCCAACACAAAAATTCTAACTGTTGCCTGAGATTACTTAGAGGTATCTGTACAAAGTTCTGATTATTGATTTTACCTATATTTACAGACCTTTTGAAATCTTTATTATATCCTACAACCAATGTGCCAATCTGATATTCAATACAGTTATTAATGATGTATCTTGCAGTCTTTTTGATAATATCATTGACACAATTATTTCTCTTGATTGTAATCCTGTTAATCTGATGAGTGGTTCTCATTCCTTGTTTCATAGCAATAGATTGAAGTCTTGCTTTTTCTTTGTTCCAATACTGATTGATTGATTTTAATTTACGACCATTCATTATGAATGGTGTCTCAACATTGGAAACACAAGTAGCAAGATTTTCTACCCCTAAATCAATAGCCATAATATTATCTGGATTTACAAGAGTTTCTTTCTTGTACCAACGATATACATACTGAATTTTGAAGTATCTACCATTATCGTGAGGACATATTCTAACTTCTTTTAATTCTACACCATTTAATCGTTCTGGATATGGAATTAAAATATCTTCCATATCTGGATGTGATTTTCTATATCCTCTACTAATTGGTAGTTTAAAATATCCATTTACTACACTTATTGCATTAGTCGATAATATCAAGTTAAAATATCCACCTTTTTTACGATAATGTGGAATCTTTACATCGTGGTAACGATAATCACCTGTTTTACATTTCTTTAATAGATTAAAAAATGATTTAAAACTTCTATCAGCTACTTTTAAAGTCTGTTGTGCAACGCCTGCTTGTAGTAAAGCATAGTTTTCATTTTCTTTACATTTATAATAATTACTCTCGTAAGTAAAAAACTGTTTCTCATTAAAAAAGTATTGTCTGATATTGTAAAGTGCAACATTATAGAGATTATTTGAATACTGACATAATTCTTTTAATATCTGATACTGCTGTTTTGACAGTCCTCTGATGACATTACTTTGCACTGCAAATTTCATTAACATTTCCTCCTTTCTTTAATATTTTAATATATACATATTATACCGCTTGTTCCCTACAAATAAAAAAACAAAGCTACCGTAATAACAACACTTACAAATGGAATCCCAAACAAATTAGTATTTCTAATTGCTCTGGACTAAGATTAATAACAAGTTTATTTTCTTCAATTTTTACATCTGAATTATAAACAACCCTAATAACATATTTAACAAGCAAAAATGCACTTCAATAGTATATTGTTTTCTACTCCACCTCAACAGGCTTACCGTCAACCAATTTATAAAAAGTATCAGCCTTAATAATCTCTCCGTCAACCTTAAAGCATTTGCAATCAATGATTTTATTCGTATCTGTTTCAAAATCCCACTTAACCTCAGTCAGAACAATATAACAACCAATGTCACCTTTAGCCATAGAATTTCTACCAATAGCCACAGCAACACTGTTGTTTTTACACATTGCTTGGGAATCATCGCCAACCAACAGCGCTTGCCCCACTGTAACTGCCCGTAGCACTTGCACCACTGCAATCGCCTGTAACCATTGCTCCACTGTAATCGCCAACAACCATTGCTCCGCTGCGCCAACCAACAGTGCTTGCACTGCTACAGTCATCAGTAGTAACAGACTTTTCTTTATCAGATTTCGCTCTTGACAAATTAAACTCAACACCTGCTTTAATTAATTTATCAAAAGAAATCTTACTACCAATTTTAAGCTGTTTTGTAACAGATTTATCATCTTTACTCTCTGTAACATCTTCTGGTGCTTCAACTTCTGCATACTCTGAAAAACTTTTTGTATCTGAATTATAGTACGAATAATAATTCAATACATTTAACGGATTTTTGCAGAAGTGCATACCACTTTCACATAAAGTAGCCTTATCCTCGTTAAACACAGTGTTTTCGGCATACTGCTTGTCTCTGCATATTAATCCTTTGTTGAAACCTTTGTATCCTTTTATCATTTTTTCTGACATTTTTATTTCTCCTTTATTGTTTCTTTATTTCTCCTTTATTGTTGCTTATAGATTATTCGGAATTTCCGAATTTCTTTAAATCACTCCTTCAATCTGTTTATACGCTCTATAAAAGCCATCTGCCCATAAATAAACACGAGGATGTATCCGCTTACCGCAATCATAAATCCACTCCCAATAATCTGAATCAAGTTCTTCACAAAAATCCTTAGTCCCTTTAGCAGGAATAAAAGATTCAGTGTAGATACAAGTTGATACATCACCGTCAAGTCTATCCCAAAGTTCTTCCTCGGTGCGTACACAACAATAGTTATATTCGTTATATGTCGATATTAAATCATCAACATCAATGTCTTTTAATTTTTCTTTTATATCAGCAACAATGTTATCACTTTCGTAATAGTACAAAGGCGAAGAACATTGAACTTTACTTATGTAATAGCCAATATCATTTTTTACCCAATCTTTTAGGTCTGACGGATTAATATGGTTATACCAAGTAGCTATACTATCACCCAAATCGCCGCTGACAATTAAGCTACCTCTTTTCTTATCTACTATGTAATTCACATAATATTCACCACTTCCGTCAGTCCTTCGCCAATCAATAATAAGGTAACGGTCAGTGTTTTGAATAAGCGTTGCTTTATGTGTAGCAAATCCTTTTTCGCACATTTGCTTAATTTTTTCAGTTGTCATTCTTCTACCTCACTTTCAAGCCATCGCCTTATACATAACTCATCTGTTTTATTTTTTTCATATCTTGTTATAAGTCACTCCTCGACAGGTTTAAAATATTTGGCTTTTATCCATATCCATTGATTTCTTTCATAAATTAAAAATGTAGGATAGCCATTCTTATTATTTTTAATATTAAAGACTTCATAACTTGATTGACTGAATTTTGTTTTATACATCATTGTTGGTGCGACTATCATAATTTTTTATCCTCCTGAAAGTTGCGCAGTGATAGCGTAGCCACCGCTCAACTTATCATCTTTAGCTCTCAATATCATTGAGCATTTTCTTTAAATCCTCGATAGAACTGTTTTGCAGAGCCTCATCTTCTTTTGCTGCAATAGCAGACATAATTTTTTGCTTTTGAATTTTCTTCATAGTCTCATTCTCTTTTGCTTTTCTCTCTTCTAACTTAGTAGACACGATATACTTCACAATGTTAATTTTAATTTCAAGTTCTGCGTCTACATTTGTCTTTGTAGATAAAAGACTTTCCTCGTCAGACTGTTTAGCTTGCTTATTTAAAGACTTATAAATAGAATCTAAATTTGCAAGAGATAAATCCCATAAATCTTCAACTGAAATCAATCCTCTAAAAGGAAATCTGACTTTATTTCTTACTGCATACTCAAAAATATTTACTTCCATAATATTATTCTCCTTTTATTTTAAAATTTAATTTTTAATACTCTTTCTGTGTTACCTTTAACTTTTACAACCAATTCATCACGCTTTGTTGCCGAAAAACCAATTCCAGATAATTGCTCTTCCACTTTATTAACACTCATTTTAGAACCAAGAGCTGCAAGAACTCTTTTATGTTTTAACAGTTCATTATTTAAAAATTCATTATAAAATCCATTTGGCGTTTCAGGATTTAAACAATCTTTTAACATAAAGAAATAATGCTTATGTCCAATTCCATTTTGCCCATTCCAATAATTAGGTGAATACATAATTACAGAAACAGGTACAAACTGATTACTTTTTAAGTTCCATATCTCTTTTGAGGACACAGCAGAAGAAGGAATTAACTCTTTAATTGCAAACACTCCATTGGAATCAAGCACAACCTCTGCTACTGAAACATTTTCATCTGTCCTCATTCGCTTGTTGTAATCAAATGAAAAAATTTGACCGTCAAACTCAATTTCTGCTCTAAATCCTTTTTTTGCCATACCGCTGTATTGATGCACAAAGAATAAATACTTACCGGGCTTCATAGTCTTTCTATCTGCCCAAGTGATATTTTCAACTGCAACTTCTCCGTCTGGGGATATAATATCAACATCTAACTGTCCTTTTGTAGGAGAAAAATAAGGCTTTTTAGCAGAATCAAAAGCAATTTCATAAGCATAATCACAAGCAGACTCTTTACAGTGTGCATCAAGGTCGCAGTTATCACTGCCATCCTCATTCCATTGGATAGAAAATCTTAAATCTCCATCGACCTTTCCACCTGCTAACTTAACCTTTTCTTTTATAGAATCTGTTACATTACCGGCATAAGCCCAACCAAAGTTATTATCCCATTTAAACATTGTTTTTGCATTCTTATGTTCAGGAGCAATTAAAGAAACCATATTATTTGAATGTTTGTTTTCAAGATAAACTTCAACCTCTTTTGCAGATGGAAGTATATCAGAAATAAATCTATCGACTGAAATTTCTTCAACCTTAGAAAACTTTTTTGGCTTTACAGTAACTTCTTTTTCCATTTCTCCAAAAACATCATTCACACCTTGAATCCTTTTAGCAGAGTCCTTGTTAGAAAAAAGAATATTATTCACGGTAATATCATCAAGCGTTGCAAACCTTCTACCGAGAGAAGCCATATAACCAAGTTCTGTAATAGTGTTCTTTGCCTCTTCAAGCATTTTCTTTGTAAAAATTTCTTTTGGTCTTTTATAATTACTCGGAGCAACAATCTTTTCATAACTCCTCACTGCTGTGTCCAAATCCATTCCATTACTTAAATCCACGAGAAGTGTTCCAATACTATGGTTTCTGATTCTACCAATTATTTTGCCGACCTTAACAGATTGTTCCCAAGCAAAAAGATTTTTCTTTTTATCTGTTTTAAGTTTATCGTATTCTTCTTTATATCTACGGAACTTAATTAATGAGTTCTTCCACTCTTGACCTCTGTATAAAGTGTTAGAATTAATAAGTTCAATAACAGTATCAAGTGATTCCATATCAATATCATCAAGAGAACGCTTAAAAACATTCTTCGTATCTCTGAAATCACCCTTAATTTCTCCAATAGAACAAGAAGTGGTGTTCACAAACTTATTAGGAAGTTCTAAGAAGAAATGAGTCCATTCGTGCATAACACCATTTTCCATTTCCTCATAATTTTGTAAAGTTCCAATTCTTTTAACTTTACTAACATAAACATCTGTTACTGCGTGGGCTTTTATAAAGGCTGATAAAGCATTTAATACGGGTTGATATGTACTGTCATTTGTTTTAAAATCCCAAATTGTTGTAATTTTATTATCTTTGATAACAACCGCATTACCGATAGTCTTGATGAATTGGCGACAGCAACAACAGTCGTGCTCTCTACGCTCTCTATAAATTTTATTTGTACCTAAAGGAAAACTATCTAAGTACAAATTCCACATTTCGTCTTTATCTACATTCACCTCAAACAAATGCGTTACATCTTTTGTAATATCATTAAAATTTTCAATTAATTTGTTTCTCATCTCTGTAAAATTCATAAATCTTGTCCTTTCTAAATTAATTATTTTCTTATTAACAAATATAATCTGTATCAGTTGGTGTTTCCCAACATTTAACACAATCTCTTTTTGTATTTGTTGTATTTGGCGAACAATAACTTGAGTATTGTAATCCACATTTGTTACAAAAGATTTTAGTCATTTTCTTCACCTCTCAACGATTTAGCAATTCTTTGTTGATTTTTGCGGATAAGGTCATTTATTCTGAGAAATAAACAATATGTCAACCTTCTTATCTCTTCTATATCGTCCGTGACCATAATGCGATTGAGTTCGCCGTCAATCATATCACGAGTGTTATTAATTTCCTGTCTAAGTTTCATTTACTCTCACTCTCCAAATCCATCTTTGCTCCACAATCAGGACATTCATTAGGTATTATCAAATGTGGCAATAATTCATACGGTTCTAAATAATGTCCACATTCAGAGCAATAACAATAATCTCCATCATAATCATAATCTTCTATCCATTCAGCCATTACCATTACCACACTTTCTCTCACCATAACTGCAAAAATCATTTAAGTTATCGCATTTACCAAAAATACAATCTTTTAAATCACTAATAGGGCAATAAAATGTTCGTCCATCAGCAGTTGCAATAAAGGCAGTTAAATTTACCGCTGTTAATATACCATTAACGCCATAATTTGTTTCTACAGAATCCCCTATCATGACTTCTCTCATTTGCCTTCACTCTCCTTGACGGGTTGATTCCAACACTTAATACAGTTATGAGTCTCACTACATTCGTCTATGTCGCTCAATCCCAGACGATAAGGACAAAAATTAGGTGTTCCATCTGTTCTAAGCTGAGCATTCGGATAATATTTCAAAAATTCACTCAAATATGTTTTTGGTGGATGTTCATCACTCCACTTTTGTATGATTTCAACTGCCTTTTTGGGATAATGTATCTCAAGATTTGTACATGAATCACCTATACCATTATTCGTAATGAACAAAGGGCATTCTTTACAACTGAGTTTGCATACTCCCCATTTTGCTGACAATCTTGTTGCCATTGTCATTCTTCTTTTTTCAGCAAAATAATTTTCAGTTTTCGTACAATCAATCATTATGTAAAATCCTTTCTTTTCACCGATAATATTTTATCAATTTTAATAGTTGGTTTAGGCACTTTTCTTTTTAATATAGGCACATTCATTCTGTAATGTTCCAAGATAATATCTCTAATATTTATGTACACAATATCTGTAATAAGTGGAATAAATAATAGCATACATTCTCCACCAACCGTTTCATTTCCTCTCCAAGATACCGCTTGTTCTCTGCAAATAAAGAACAATACAACTGTAACAATAACACTTACAAATGAAATTCCGACCCTTAGTCGCTTTAATGTTAATATAAGTTTATCCATAAAAAATTTCCTTTCTTAAAATAATATATATAAACCCACCGCCAACCGTTATCAATTCTTACATTAATAACCTTTCTTTTGTCAATAACGGATTCAGCTTATAAGGCAACCATAAAGCAATTCTTTATAGCGACACTTATCCGTTATGTGTCTGTTTTATTTTAAAAGGAGGTGTTATTTAAGCATAATCTATAATTCTATAATATAGTTATACTCATCTTGTTATTGGCAGAGCTATAAGGATTTGAACCTTAATCAACAGAGTCAAAGTCTGCTATGCTAACCATTACACCATAGCTCCATATATATAATCTGCAACAAAAGACTTCCGAAAATTTACAGTTGATTTTCATATTATATATTTTGTTTGTTTTTTATTCTAAACTAATTCCAATACCAAATTTTTCAGCATAATCATCAAGCTCTTCCCTTTGAATATTCAAATAAGTAGAAGTAATCTTTTGACTTGAATGTCCTAAAAATTCAGTTGTAAGTTGAATATCTTTAACATCATTTGAATTATCAATAACATTTCTTGCAATAGTCTTTCTCAATGAATGAGTACCATAATGTTTATTGAATAATTCTGGACAATTTTCATTTACACGGTCTGCAAAGTCTTTATTAACTACCCTTATTTTATCTATAAGCCTTTTAATCATTTTACGCATACTATCAGGTGTAGTTGGCTTTTCTCTGTTATAACATTGAGGAAACAGCCAATCGGACAATTTGCTTGCCGGTAAACACTTTGCAAGGTTATACTGCCCAAGTTTTTCAAGATAAAATTTTAAGGCTTCTCTGGCATATGAATTAATTTTCACACGAGCATATTTATCAGTCTTTTGTTCTTTTAAACAAAGGTGGTCGGCAATTTCAATTACACCATTTTTGATATTAACTACATCACCAATCCTTAAATTAAGAATATCACCAACTCTACGGGCTACATTTACGCTCAATGTAATATAAGCAAGGTTACGAATATCATTAATCGGATATTTACCATTTTGAGAATATAAATAATCAAGTAATAGCTTAACTTCCTCGACACTAAAAGCATCAGTGGGATTATGCTTTGTTTCAATTGTTTTAATATAATCATCAGCAACAATTTGAGCCTTGACTTTAAAAGAATTATTATCAGTATTCTTAGTCGTACTTGTTTTTGTTATGAAATCCTCAAGACTTATAATATTATTACTAACAGGACTTTGATTTTGTGATTCAGTATTTAATTTATTACTTTCAAAAAAACCTGTAATAGCTAACTGCTGGCTCATATACACACTCCCAATATACTTAGTTATTTTTTGATGTTTTTCAGTTCTTATTTATTATAAGTTCGCTTTTTACATCTTTTCCTTGTTATTATTTGGCTATGCACCATTACAGCACATAGCCAGAATTAATTTATAGGTCAAAAGTTTAAACCAAAAGTTTTTCGCCATTGATTATATCGTCCGATTGCTTTCTGGAAATCATCATTATTCCTTATTCTCGGATGTCCAAACTGAATTAGTAGCTTTCTTTGAATAAATCCTGCCGAGATAACACCATCATTTTTTAAATCATATTCATACATCCTTCGGTATATGCCCGACCATCTAATCGCATATATGGAAAAAGCTTTAAAACGGTCATCTCCCTGTCTTTTATGACTCCAACAGTCTCTGTAACTTTTAAAGGAATAGTTATTTCTTTGAGCTGTCATTGTGACCGCTTTAAAAAAATTCTTTGTCTTTTCATCAACTGAAAAAGTCACTCCATATGACGAAAGATAGTACTTATCTCCATTTTTTTGTATTTGACATTCAAAAATATCATCAGCCTTGATTTTAGCGTTGTAATAGCATAATAGCGAATACGCTAAGAATAAGCTATATATTTCAAAGGCTTCCTCTCTATTCCTTGCCATATTGTCAAAGAGATTTTTGTTGACATTTATAATACTGTATTTATCCCATTTCATATCATTGACACAATCCGGTATGACTTTTAAAAAATCAACTTTATCTATTATAACAGAGAATTTTTGGTTGTTAATTTGAAAATACTCTCGTAAAACTGTCCTAAATAAATCCATTTCCTCTGAATAAGTGCTTTTTGATATAAAATCGAAAAGCTCACTGTCACTCCATTTAAGACAACTTTTACCTATTCGCTTTTCTTCCTTTGACAGTTCTCTCATTTTAAGAGTCATAAGATATTTTTGATGAGCTGATTTTACAGTGGTATTTATTGCAGAAAGTTTCTTGTCATCGTCAGTAATATCTTCTCTTATAATATCAATATGCTGCTCTGATATAGCCATTAACATAAAACCTCTTTTCTGTTGTTTCAATTACATATTTCTTTTATTATATCAATATGTAACTTAATTTGTCAACGGCTGACATCAAATTCTATCAATTGTTTTACGCTACTTTAGTAACCAAATTAGTTTTCTTTTTATCATATACCACTTTTGCCAAACAACTCATACTAAGCATATTTAATACTGCAAATCTAACATTATTAATCTCTTTATTATTAAGACAACCTATCTTCCTTACAAGATAATCTTGCGGTATAGTAGTTATCTGTTCAGCTAAAGCAACTGAAATTTTATTTAATCCATTTATAGCATTAGGATGTAAAGTTGTGTGGGTAGGTAATTCTTTCTTCTTTTTTGAAGTCAGAGGAACTACTGTTACAACCGAACTAAAATAATTACCTGTATCATTACTAACCACAATAACAGGTCTTAAACCTGTTTGAAGAGAGCCTTCGCCAGACAAATCTGCAAAAAATACATCTCCACATTTGATTTCCTCTGTGCAATTATTATTGACTCTCATTTTCATTCTCCTTCCGTTTGGTATTTTAATTTAATTTTCTGAATTTCTTTCTAAATCATTTTTCAGAAATATAATTATAGGTAAATCGCATTTTATTTTGTAAAAAGCGAAATATTTTTTAAAGCCTTAATTATTTTCTGTACCACTATAATACATTATGTAATTTCATTTGTCAATAGTTTTTTTCAAAAATTTAAAAATTTTCTTTTAAGCCCTCTCTTTTTTCTTATTTTATCAGCAATCTTAAAAATCTTTGCCGGCAACCCCCAAACACCCTCGTGAAATTTACCTTTGTATATAAAACCACCGCTCCATATTTTAGCATTGTGTTCACTATCAGCTACATAACCTTTGATTATAGCTTTCTCTCCTGTAATGGCTGACTTTGCATTAAATATGTATTCAATTATATGCTTGTTAAAATAATCAGTTGATTCTGTTATCGGTCTTACTTTTGCGAGTCCTGTTATTATATACTTGTAGTCTAACACATCAGATATACACATCTCAAAATTATAGTCCCCACCTTTCGTAAAGTCTAATATATCGCCAGAAATAGCAGGTGGGTAAAATATACTTCTTACAAAAGCTAATCCGTTCTCTTGTTCAATTAAAAATGTGCAGCATTCTCTTATTTTGCTTTCAATTTCTTTATTCATTATTAATTTCATCCTTTCTTTTAATAATAGAACATCTGTTCGACTATACTATTATATACAGTCTTTTACTAATTGTCAATGGCAGAATTTTCACAAGTTAATTTGTCTGACAATACTTTTTGCTTATTTCTTTCCCGTTGAAGTCTATTGTATTCTTCTTGTTTCTTTTTTTCTTTGTAACCTTGATGCTGCGCACGCCATATACAGCATTGCTCTGCAATTATATGGTAAAGCAACCAAGCTGCGCATAAAAAACTAATCATTTTTCTCAAATCCTTTCAGCTAAAATATCATTGACAAATCTGTCAATTTTTGCTATTATATGTATTGAACACTACCAAACAGGGCAGGCTAATGCCAACCCTCTCCGAACGAAGTGGCTTGTGTTTGTGTTATGAGGTATCATCAGGATTGTGGAAGGTCGAGATGATGCCTCTTTTCTATTATTAGTTGTTTACTGTTGTTAAGGTATTTTTTGAATGTAAACTGCCCATTATCTAAAATCAATGGAATGGAATTACGGCAGACCTATCTTACATAGAATTTTTATTTGTATTACAAAAATTTTCTGCCTGTTCAATAGTAAGTCTATCCTCTAAGCACTTCCCATCAAGACTAAACACAGAATATTTTAAATAATTAGGATTATCCATTATGTTACCAAAGTACGAAATTTGTCGTGCTGTATCCTGCTTAATAACAAGATTATTAATTTGTTTGATTTTTTTCATAATTGTTATGCTCCTTATATCGTTATCTTCTTTATATTCCAAAACTTTCTCTTTTTATTAATCGTATCACAGTTTAAAAATAATTGCAATTACATTACCAAAAACTACCAATTATTTTTGAATTTTGTAGCAAATTTATATATTCTATGGTATCTTTTTGTTTATCTGCTATCTGCCCATCTCTAATCAGAGGCAATAGTATGTTTATTTGTTTTACTGCCTGCGAGTAATTATCAAATAAACCGTATACCACAATATTTTCAGCTTGTTGACTACACCCACAGACAGCAAACAAATCACTCACTTTAATAACCTTTCAGCCATGTACACATTAAAGTTATCATCATATACAGCTCTTTCAGAGATTGACATTAAATACCAATCTCTCATACACTGCTCTCTGTAATTTACATTCGCAGTAAAATGTTCAATAATATATTCAGACATTATGCTCCTCTCTTTCCTCTACAATCAGCCAATGGCACTCATCTTCGTTATCAACCACAACAGCCTCATTGGCACAAACTTCATTGTAATGTATGATTTCACATTCGGACATGTAATTATAATAATCTCTTTCCATTTCTCCGTACGCTTGAGAAAATGTATCGTACATACCGAATGTTTCAGGTTCGTTATTTATTGTTCTAAGTAATTTATATCTCATATTTCAATCCCCAATCCAACTTGCAAAAATGCTGAAATTCTGCAAGTTTATAAATATTCAGCCAGAAAACCCATTACCTTTAGGTGATGGGTAGTTCACTCTATATGTATTGTTCATAACTTCTCCTCACTTACATATCAGCCCTACGAACAGGGCAAAGTATTCCGTCACCCTTACTTGATTTAAAGAAAATATAGCCTTTATTATAGGTCTTTTTTAGATTTATAGCCGGATGACTCCAAGTTACCTGACTGTCATTCCCTAATACCTCAATCATTATTAACAGATATTTCGCATTAACAAACGGAAGTATTACATTACTTTCCGTTATACCAAAATCATAAAATATAGGCTCTTTATTTCTGCCTTTGTACTTTCCGGGATTTTTCTCCTTTTCAGCTTTGATATAGTCTTTCAAATCCGCAATCGAAGGAATTTCAAGTATAGTCTGCTCCTCTCCTTTGTTTATATCAAAAACTCTGTCAAAAGAGGTCATCTTCTGCTCTGCTTGAGCAACCGGTAACGGCTCATTAAGTCTAACCGCCATATACATACAACCTATAACTTGCTTTCCCTTATCATTAATATATGCACCTGCGTATTCAGGCTTTTTATCTGCCTTATCCATTAGTTTGATTATTTTCTCAGCAACTTTTACTTCTGCTGATTTTCTTGCTTTAGTTGGCATTTTTATTTCTCCTTTTTATTCTTTTTAATGTAAAATTCAATAGGGAATCCTTCTTTAATTAAATCAATAGAATCTTTAATATCGTAAATATAATCAATTACTTTGCGGCAAGAAGCCTTGCTGAAGTCAATACCTTCAAAAACTCTGTTATCTGACCTTGATTTATAGAATGATTCATAGTATATATCAAATATATCAGGATATTCTATGATTGAGAACACTTTATGAACAGCATTATCAGTATCTGTAGCCTCAATACCTTTTATAACGGTAGCTCTAAAGGCGTAATTATTTTTGAATGTTTCCAAATTATCAGCCCTTTTTAATGCTCTTAATAAATACATTCCATAATCATAGAAAGAACACCATTTACTACCAACCTTGAGGTCAAATACCCCTGTTTCCTTATAAGGTTTTGAATTTATAATAAATCTTTCAGCCATACGCTTGAAATCTTCAATAGTACGGATTTTTGCTTCGTACACATTCGCCACTCTGCCTTCATCATCATTATTGCAACCAGTTCTATTGAAATGGATAATTTCATTATCATTAATTTTAACAACTTTAGTTTGAAATATAATAGGATAGCTCATCATCAATCTTCCTTTCCGCTCTTTGATTTATCCTCTGTTTTTATCTTTGCTTTCCTTAAAATATCGGCAGTATTAAGGTATCTTTTCTCGCACATAGCGGTAAATACCTTAACCACATTCGCCCATTCCTCTTTTCTGATATGTGCAATATACGGCTTGCCGCCTCTTGCTTTAAGGTTAATATGATAACCGTATAATAACTCATCGTACAATTCTTTCCATACCTGACCTATTGGAACATCTCTGACATTAGCCATAGTACGGATTGCTTTATTTAGACAAGCTCTGTCTGCCCAATATAATGTTTTATCTGTCAATGTACCATTTACAAGTTGTAAATCATCATTCTGACTTTTAAGTTTGGCAATATGCCTATTCTTATAAGCCATTCCCTCCGTAACGGCTTCTGCAATCTGCATAATATCACCTGACAGAAACGCTTGACCGATTTTCGCTTGTATATCCAATTCCTCATTGATATTCACTGTTTTAGCCTCGGCAGGTGCTTCCTCGAAGGTATTTAAAAATTGTGTTCTGACTTCCTTTGCAACCTTGCTATCTCGGAGTAACATACCTATTCTTAATACGGCTCGTTTTGAAAAGGCTTTAATACCTCTGTTTGGTAAAATCAGTTTTGTGCCGTCTTTAAATTCAACCTCGCATTTACCATTCATTTGATTGCGATTTCTTAATTGAACATTTTGTTCAATTAAGAATTTACCCGTTAAACTAACAACGCCATCTTCGTCTATTTCCTTTTTGCTCCTTTGATAAACTCTTTGAACAGTATCTACATCAACCTCGTAAAAATCCGCAACTTGAGCAACCGTCATAAGCTCAACATCAGGCAGCATAATAAGGCTTTTAACCTTTTCTAAGACATCCACACGGTCTATATACTGCTCTCTTAATTCCTTTTGTTTTGTTTCAGTCAGCAACAATTCTTTCTGCTGAATTGTCTGTAATGTGTTTTCCATTACCATATAACTTCCTTTCTGATTGACTTTTTGATTGATATGTATTTTCTAATTGGACATATTGTTCAGTTAAAGATTTGCGTTTGTTATGCTTCTAATTGGACAAGTTGTCCAATTAGATATTTATGCCTATTTTTTAAAGGAACATAATGTTCCTTTAAAGATTTATTGCCAAGCCAATTTCCCTTTGTCATTCATTCTCTTTGTAAATTTATTATCTTTCATTTATTTATACCTCTCTTTTTTACTTTTAGTTAATCGTTTGTGATTTTTTGATGACCCCATAAGATTTTAATATTGCCTTTCTCATCCTTTTCTTTTGTCATTAACGCCTTTAGCATCATTTCGTTAATCCCAAACTTGTTATATAGGTCATCATCTTCGACTTTTTCATCTTTCATAAAAAGGTTCAATTTTTCTTTACACAGAATCATTTTTAACAGATTTCCTTCTATACTGTTTTCATAAGTTACAAAATATATTTTCTTCCATTCCGTAGAAGTGAATCTGATAAATCGAAAATAAAACTGACTCATACTTGCATTATTCCAGTGCAATTCTGGAATAATACACTTATTTACAAAGTCAATATTCATACTGCACGATAATGATTGCTGTGTGCAAATTAAAATACCATTTCTTGTTTTTTTCAGTTCATTACAAATTGATATTCTTTTCTTTAATGTCGTGTTATTTCCGGTAATAACAAACAATGGTCTATTCGGATATAATTCCTTAATTGCTGTGGCATAAGAATAAACATTGTCAATGTGGCGAACACCTATTACAATTCTTTCATTATTCCACTTTTCAATCATCTCAAATACTTTTTTATATTTACTCGACAATTCAGTTGAAGAATATTCTTTGAATGTGTGAGGATAAGCACATATTTTAAGCAAAAGAGTTAATTGATTTAAGATTCTCAACATAGCATCTTTTCTGCTGTTTCCTGTTGTCTTAAATAGATATTGCATTTTATAAAATTCCTCTATTGCTATTGAATATAGTGCTTCTTCTTCCGGTGTGAATTTACAAGTGACATTTTTAATTTCGTAAATTTTCTTGCCTGTGACTTCTTCAAATTTCCTTGTGATTACTGTTTTGTCAAGCAACCTTTTCAATGCTTCTGAATTATATATATCTTGTGTCTTTTTAACAACTCCAAATACAGTGATTTTATCTGGCAGAAAACATTTGCTGAATAATGAATATCCTTTCTTATATGCTGGGAATGGATTATTATATTGTTCATTAAAATCGGAAATAATTTCGCCTTTGGTTTCAGAATCCTTATTTTTATCCACAACATAAACAGTTTCACATTCACACAACATATTAACGCTATTATTGTAAAGCAATTCAAGTTGAGGGTAAATTTCACAAATATTGTTTCGTGTGCTTGTTCCGGTCATACATACTTTGTATTTAATTTTTCTAAAACAACTTAATACTGCTTTTGTTCTCTTACTATTTTGATTTGATATGCTATCGCTTTCATCCATTACAAGCATAACTTTTTGAGATTGCATTTTAACAAATTTCTTAATATGTTTTTGTAAAGTATTGAGTATATCAAGAGTAATTAAAACAATTTGTCCTTTTTTAATTTTCTGAATATCCGAATAACTATTGATTCTTATATAGTCATAATGGTAAGCCTCAAGGCAATCTTGCCAGTTGTTATTTATCGCAATAGCAGTAGAGACTACAAAAGCATTTCTGATATTGTTGTGTTGGAATCTATAATCCATTTGAGCTATGCCGGCAAAAGTTTTTCCGCTACCCTGTTCCCACTGCAAGAAAACATATCTTTTTTGCAAAAGTTTATTTATATCTTCTTTTTGCTTTTCCGTCAACTTATAAGTTTCATTTTTGTTATAATCGTGGATAGAAAAATTATCAAGAAATTTCATTATATCAGAATTTTGTTCCATATCCTTAAATGATACTTCATTACTTTGAAAATCTTTAATTTTCTTATCAATAAGTTTTTCATACTTTTTGTTTTCAAATTGATATGAACATTGACCTGAAACAATATCGTTAATAGATACAAATTTTCCAAAATCTCCATATTGTTTATTCAATAAGATTTTCATTTTACGGCTATATGGTTTTAACTTTAAGCCATAATCAGTTTTTACTAATTCAATCTTATCAATTTCGATTTTATGTTCAGATTTGATAACTTTTCTTAAATAAGCAAGTACCTTATTAGGCGTGATTTTCTTCTTTTCCCATTCTTCATACTTCATTCCTTCTGGCATTTTCTGTGTTTGGTATTTGTAAAGATACTCGCTGCATTTTGCATATTTATCCTGTAAAGCAGGATTTCTCTTAATATCAAACATCATTTTTTTAACTTTATATTCAAATTGTTTTTGTTCTTGAGTCTTGCCATCGTGTAAATTTTCAAAAAACAACCGATTTTTCAACTCATTTCTTAAAGTGATTACAGGCTTTATATAATTTTCATAAATGAAATTTGAAGATTCTATATTAAGACAATCAATTACAATTTTTTTCGTGCTAAATTTTACATCTAAAATATGTTCGCTTTTCTTTTGAAAAAACATAATTTTAGTAGAAAAATTAGTAACGCCGAGATTTTTGAATGTATCTGAAGGAATGTCAAACTGACATAATAGATTCCATTCTTTTGAAACCTCTTCTATCATTCCTCTATCGGAAAAATCATCCGCCAGAAAACTTGATGGAACTACCAGAGCCATTAAACCACCCGGTTTAATATTCTCCGATGCTTTAATTGTGTAGTATAGTTGTGATACATAAGTCGTATCTCCGATTTGCCACTTCAAATTAAATGGTGGATTTCCGACAATGACATCTGCTCTTATTTCAGGATTATATACTCTTATATCTGAACACTGGATATTTGCTTTTGGGTATAAATATTTTGCAACCTTATAAGATTTCATATCAATTTCACAACCAAAGAAATTACTTTCCTGGGGAACGGAATTTGCAAAAGCTCCGTGACCACAAGTTAAATCCATAATTATATCGAATTTGTCCGGCTTCAAACATTGTATTACAAAATCGGTAATGGCATACGGTGTAAAAAACTGTCCTTGTTCAAATTCTTTTTTGGCTTCTGAATAATCATAATAATTTTCATAGTTTGAAAATTTTTCTCCACTTAATCCACCGTTTCCGGTGTATGAGCTTGCTATGTCAGTTGCAGTTATTCCGTTTTCTTCCGCTATTCCGTTGTCAATCAAATAAAGAATTTTGTTGTTAATCTCTGCCCGTTTATCTTGTGGAATTATCAAATTTTCAACAATATATTTCATTTTAATTTCCTGCTTTCAGTTTTTCTATTTCTTCATCGGTCATTTCAATATATCCAAGATATTTCTTTGCAAATTCTAATGCAAATTCAGCAGACAAAAACTTAACTGATACACTTCCATTCTTAAATTCTTGAATAGAATCTATCTTATTATGTTTTAATGTCGAACATACTTCTGTTTCGTTGTTATCGTAGAAGTAAAGAAGCGGTTTTTGGTCTGTGATTGAGTATTGGAATTTAATAGCTCTTCCTTTAACTGAATAATTCCATTTTTCACACCATTTATTCCATTCTTGCCGTTTGATGTCGTTCTTCTCCATAGCTTGTTTAATTGCACATTCTGTAAATGTCAATCCTTCTAATCTTCCGAAAATATATTCATCCAAAACTTCCTCTATTGTGATAACATCTAAACTTAAATCTTTATGATATGTAGTTCCATCAAATTTGTTATTGCAGGACAAATTCAAGTGATATTTTCGATTAAAATATCCGACAATTTTACTTATAAAGGATGACTTCAAAGATATTAGTTTATTTCTTAAATCATTTATTCCACAATCGCAATATTCCCAGATAAAGCCGCTATATTTTCCGCCATCAAATTGATTTTGCCTATCAAAAGCATTTTTGACACTGTTATAAGCCGTTGAATATGCGTTGTACGCATTCAAAAACATTTCTTCTTCAATCTTACAATGTTCCATATCTTCCGCCGGTAATCTCTTTGAATTATCTACTTTTATATCTGTAAATTTATCTAATAAATTCATATTATTAAGCCTCCAATTTGCAGTACATATCGAAGAATTTCTGTGCTTCTTCCTCTGAAATAAACTTTACTTCCCACTTTCCGTTTTTATAAAATTTGAATGATTCAACCTTATTTCCGTATGCGGAATGCAAGCCGTAAATACCATCTGTTTCTTGTTTATTGTAATAAATGAATGAGTAATACCAGCTATCATAAATGGAAATGTTATTTTCTCCGCTATCAAAGAATGATAAGGCTCTCATTATTGCCCTAAATGCTGAATTATCTGTGCTTGCTTCATATTTTTTCCATATACTGCTAAAATAACTATCAAAACCTGTTTCGATTGAAATTTTATTCTTTTTTAATTCAGCATAACCATATTTTCTATATTGATTAAAACAAACAGACTTGCAAGAATCAATGATTTCTTTCTTAACTTTGTCAACAAAAGAATATCCGTCTAATTGGACGAAAATATCATCAATGATAGTATTAAAATCAATTTTTGCTGTAATAACTTTATCTCTGTATTTATCCAGAGATTTTTCATATTCTCTGTTTCTTTCTTTGATTTTATCAATTTCTTCATTGGTTAGGTTGCGATAGCCCCAATAATTACCATCAACTTGCTTTGGCTTTTCAATTCCGAGTATTTCGTCAACAGATTTTACATTTAATTCTACGCCGTATTTTTCAATAAAATAATCAACAATAGTTGTGATAAAAATTTTGTGAACTCCAGATATTATTTCTGCAAAATCTTCTTTATTTATTGATAAAAAATGATAATCGTATTTTTTATAAGAATATCCGTTTTTAGTAAAAGTATTTTCCATCTCAATTTTTTCAAATTGTGATTGTTCTTTTTGCAGTACCTTTAGCAAGTCGCCATAAATATTTTGATAATTTTTGAGAACTTTAAGATATAATCTTTGGTTAGATTCACAAAATGCAAGGTCATCTTTTACAATTCTTGTATCGTTTTTAATTTCAATATTTTCAAATTTACTTAATGTGCATTTTTCCATTTCCATATGACTTCCTTTTTAACTTTTAATTGATATGTATTTTATATGTGTTTTTAGGGCATTATATTCAATTAAGGATGAATATCGCCAAATTATGTAGTATTTATCGGGTGTTTACTAAAAGGACAATTTGTCCCTTTAGATACTTTTGTTTAACACTTTAAAGCGGTATTAATTCTTAAAGGGACAAGATGTCCCTTTAAGAATATTCTCCCAAACATCCTTATATATATTTTACAAAATCGTTACCGGAACAGTTAACGGCTCTCTTAATGCGATAAATTCTAAAGCGTGTTTCATATCCTTTGCCTGAATGACAGTGCTATATATACCGTATGTTATATCTATAATGCTAATCCAACCGTCATCCTCTTTAATAAAGATATAGTCACATCTGTTAGCATAGTGCTTTGTAACCTCTCTGCCGTCTGTAATAGCGTTTTCTACATACTGTTTAATTTCATCCATAATAATTTCCTCCTGCTCTGTAATATATTTCTGATGGTACATTTTGTTAAAAATATGCTTTGAAATAATGAACATTTCCAAAGAACATTTCCAAAATAGTCAATGCTTTTAAGTCTTACATAATTTTTTGTTACACGGTCAATAGAGAATTTCTCAAATAGATTTAATTTATTTAATCCGTTCATTAAATCCTCTGCTGTTTCCGAATTTTCCACGACATCACGGCTTCTCCGCCAATGAGATAATTTACACTTCTTTATATTTTACACCTCTTGTAATAATTCCGCCGTTTCTAATTCCAATTCATAATCCGTTATTTTATTTAGATAGGATATAAAATCACGCAAATAAGTAATGGCATCATTACTCAATTCACATTGATAATTATTTACATATTTATATATAAGTTTCTTTAATATAAAAGTTTCTTTTATATTAAATTTATATATAGTATATATTTGCATATTGGATTCATTTAGACTAATCCAATCAATATTTGATATATCATCATTTCTATTCATATCGGTATAATTTGTAATTATACCGTATAATTTAAGTATTTTATTTTTAGATTCTATTTTCATAGTGATTCCTCCTTAATATCAATGAAATGTTAGTTTTATCACCATTTAATGTTTCCGACTTTGATATAACTATTTTTATACATCATTTCGGCAGTATCAGATACCTTTATATATTCCAAAGTGCAATGTTCGGACTCTACCTGCTCGAATTGTTCCCGTAAGCCCTCACCAAAAGCAATAGCATATCTTTTATTTACAACTTCCTTTTTGTCTCCCAGATATTTCGTCCTATGTCCTTTTGCGTGATACTTCACAACAAACATTTTGAATTTTCCTCCCCTTATTCATTTAAGTGCCTTTTTAATAATTCGGGATTATTGTCGTATATATCAAGCCATTCAAAATTTATATTTAATTTTCCACCACAAACATCCCATTGTTGTAACTCGCTATTAAGTATTACAGCCAATTCCGATTCCGGATGTTCGTCAACATTTTCAATTAAAGTATCAATCTCCCCATCGTAAAAATTTTCTTGTTCCTCATAGTTATAAAGTACAATATTTCCCGTTGTTGTATCTGTTGCCATTTCTAAAAATTCTCTAATTGTCATAATAACTCCTCCTAATTAATTAAATCTGTTTGAATTTGAATTGAATTTGAATTGTGTGTTTGTTTCCAACCTCGCCAACCACAACGGCAGGCGAACGCTCAAGCCTTAATGGACTGTTTATAGCCGGCTTGACGGCTATGTATTGTAGTTTTATAACCTTGTACCCTCTTTTTTATACCTCACTTATAAATGAATAAGATTTAAGCAAAATTAAATCGCATACATATGTAAAGTCATCTATGCTCAATTTGTCAGTGTGTTTGATAATATCGACTGCTATTTCAAGTCCGTTTTTATTACATACATAATCAATCAAGTTATTAATTGTATCGGCTGTTCAGTCAATCAATTACAAAATGTTAAAAGTTTTTTGACATTGTAACGATTTGACTGTTCAAGTACCGTTTCAGTACGATTTTTTACAATCTGCCAGTCTCCGCCGTTCTTTTCCCTTGTGTATTCCTCGGCTATATATTCACCTGTACCATCCCAGTGTTTAAAATAATATACACGGCGGAAGGTCTGTGTTGTTTCTGTTTCATCTGTCATTTTTACAAAAGACGGATAATCATAATCGTATGATGGGTTGTAAAGATAACTTGCTATATCGAATTTATAACCGTTCGGCGCTTCAATAGCTCTGAATTTGTTTATATATACTGCTGTTTTGTTTCTTGACATAATATAACACCTCTGTTTTTTAATTTTTTCGCAAACATAGCCATTACTTTGGATTTATGGCTTGTAGCTTTAACGGAAATCAGATTGCCCGACCTCCGCCCATCAGCTTTATATTTGCTCTACTAATTTTCTTCTCTGTCAATTACATAATCAAATCTTTGCAAAATATCATCTGTATAATTTGTATCAGGATTATAAACGAAATAAGTTAGAATTGTATCGCCTTTCTGATAATTTTCTACATCTTTATACGAGATATAACAATCAGAGTCAACACAATTTAATATTTTTCCGTCACCGTTAGAGCTATCTACAACTCCGATACACTTCTCAATAATGATTTTGCCTTTTCGATTTTCCAATTTTTTAAGGTTTAAGTCGGAACTGTCAATTATTTCAATAGTGCCGATTTCGTCTGTTAGTTCTCTGTAATAATCCAAAGAACCAACATTGACCGATTTTTCCGTAGATTTTACCGCTTTTGCGTTACTACATCCGAACAATGCGCTTGCTGTAATTGCAGTTATTATTGATAATACAATAACTTTTCTTTTCACGATTTATTCCACCTTTATTATTTTTTATTATGTAGATTTTGCGGGCTTGTGACCGCCTCCGGCTACATTACCTACACCCCTTGAGGGGTGTAGTCACTCTGTATTAATTAGTAAGCTGTTTTTTCAACATTCTATACAAGCAATGCGCCACTCAGGATGGTTTACTAGTATTTCGTCAATTTCATTATCTGTTAAATCTTCACACCATTGAATGATTTCACCTAATTCATTGACAATAGCCGTTTTAAATTCTAACATAATTTTAAACCCCTTTTTTAAATAATTTTTTGAGTTTACACCCGACATTAAAATAAGTCGTGTTTGTCACAATACTTATAGTATCTTTTCCTTGCTTCCTTGTAACACTGTATAACATCGTCTGAGTATCCGATTTCCTTTAAATAGTCTGTATAGCCTTTATTTTCGCCGTACCTACAATGACCGAAGCAAGAACATACATCATATGCACCTTGCCAATTAATGGCGTATTCGTGATTTCTCATTTCATATTCAAACGCAGATATAGCAAAATCCTTGTCTTTCATAAGGTCAGGCAACTCATCGGGCTTGTTTATGTAATCTCTGATAATATCGGCATCGCTTTTGAGATAAAAACCTCCGTAGCCGTCACCAAGTCTATTTATCTTGTCTGTATCTGTTTCCTTTAGTCCTCTTGCTTCCATAGCCTCTTTGAATTGCTCATCAGAGAACGCAAAGAAAATCGGCAAGTTATTAAATTCCTGTTGAGTTTTTGCTCTGTAATCTTCATAATTTTTGTACTTCATAGCTTGTTATCTCCTTTTATAATAATTTGATTTAATTCTGATATGGCAGCAGTTTTGTTTCAATTCGCAACCGCTAAACGAATTTAAAAATCGAAAAAGACTCAAAGTCCATTTTGTTTGAACTCTGAGTCTTTAACCCTTTAATTTATTCAACTATATATGTAAGTTTATCTGTCTATATATGTCTACCTTTCGTATAATTCTTCTATTGTCCCGTCCGGGTGGAATATGTTTGTTTTGCACCACCCATTTTTTTGAAGTGTTGTTACTCTATAACAATTGTCTACACAATTAATGATGACATTGTCGCCATCTTCATTGATTGCTGTTGCGGGCAAATCAACACCTTTTGTTTTTGCCTCAATTTCTTTATATTTCATTATATATTCCTCCTTTTTAGATTACTTATTGTACAATAATTATATTATATAATAAGTAATCCGTCAATTTTAAATTTTTTATTTATTATTTATGTAGATTTAATTCCTATGTGGTAGTAGTCTTGTTTTACCTTGCGACTACCAAACAAGGATTGTATTAATTAGTAACTTTCGATAAATTCAGTATCACTTTTGCGGCTATAATATGCAATGCAAATTGCATCTATATCATCTGAATTAAAATGCAAATACAAGCCTATACCGTCAATTTTTGCGGGAGCATCGTCACACTCAAGCGCTTCAGTGTCAGTTTGTATATCAAGCGATTCTTTTAAATAGTTATATGCTTCTGTTAAAGAATTAAAATAATAACCACCGCTAAGCGTTTGTACATCAAAGTCGCTTTCAACTTCAAACTCAATTTTTGCGTCAACATCAATTTCTTCAATCTCAATTTTTTCGTTCACGCACTGATTTACTAATTCTGTTAATTTTGCTAATGTCGTCATATGTATTAACTCCTTTATTTGTTTTTTGATTTTTTTGATTTTTCGGTTTTCCGACCTCCGCCCACAATGGGCGGAACGCTTGCATCCTAACGGCTTTTTATAGTCGATGCAACGACTTTTTTATGCAATTCTCATGACTTCATCCAAATAGATTCTTAAAGAACCCTTCCGAATAAAAGCCCTTCCGGCGGTTGAATAATGCACCATGTGTTTATGAAAGCCCCACTCGTTCTCGCCGTTGTGCCAACTGCATATATAGTCACAATCGTATTTGTCTTTATCATCAGGCTCGTAAACCTGAAGCCCAAAAATACTACTAATATATGCAACTCCTACCGGTTTTTGGTTTGCGTATCTTTTATATATAGCCTCTTTTGTCATTTTTATTTACTCCTTTTAAAATTTTTCTTGACTTTTTTATGTATTTAATGTATAATTATGGTAATTACACATTAAGAGCATTTTAACTCTTTATAGATTGCACAAAAACAGCTTTTTAAATTATGCAATTTACACAAAATAAACGCTATAATTATTATTACTGTTTTGTGCAATCGCCTAAAAAGTTAAAATAATTAAAATCAAAAATAAAGGTTTGACTTGAGTATCAACAGCTTGAAGGGTGCACTTCACCCATTGACGGCATAGTAATAGCTATCTTCATTGAGGGCTTAAAGCTCAAAGGTTCAATATATCGCCGGTCGCATACATTCAATAGTACATTTTTTATTGCTATTTTTCTTTATGCGAATTTTGACATACTTCGTCTAAGGACTTTAGAGGCACTACTACTATACTAATGTATAGATGTGTGCAGGCTCAAGACTGTTGCAAGTTCATTCAGTTTTCAAGGTACGAACATTTTTTGATTTACGCAACACAATTAAAATGTTTAAAATATTTGTGTTGTGAGTTGTAACAATTGAATTTCTACAATAACGATATGAGATATTATGTATTTGTTTTTTTGTTTCTTTATCTCTTTTCGTTGACACTATTATACAATATAATATTGTATTTATAATTGCATAAAAGAATTATAACTATTTATTGTTACACAAAGATACAATATTATATTGTACTATATTTTATGCAACATATACAAATAAATAATAACAATTATTAATTATAATAATATATAACTATGATTATAACAGATTTACAAAAAAACGAACAAAAAACAACAATTAAAAATGATAATAAAAATAGTGCTGCTAAAATCAGAGCAAACAACAAGTATGCAGCAAAAACATACAAACATAAAGCAATATATATAAAATTAACTGATATTGACAAGATAGATAATTACTTAAACAGTCATAATCAGACAGCAACGCAGTATTTTTACGCTTGCCTAAAGCGAGATGGTGTGATTGATTGATGCACTTTTACTTGTCTATCCTTATATACTTTATATTTGCCTTTTAAATGCCCGTATAAGCGTTTTTATAGTCTATTAGAGTAATTATATTGCTTGACTGTTTAAGCCGATACAGAGCGTTTAAATGGCATTTTTGCGTGTGGGTAGAATTGATATATGAATGTATGAGCGTGCAAGTTATAACAAGAACTTGAAACAGATCAAGAACTTGAAACAGATCAATAGAGCCGAGAGAGATATACTTTAGTGCTTTAATACTTTAACACTTTAGTGTGCTAAAGTATATTCAGATTGAGTGCTTTTGTTTGATACCAAATTAACACTTTAACGCTTTACTATGCTAAAGCGTTAAAGATGTATCAATATTAATTTTAACATAATAATACAATTTTCACCGCTTTTTTACCCGCTTTTCAATGACTTTTTGTCAAATTTTATCCTTGCCCTATTTTGCCGCAAATATTACAAAATAGTAAATATATAGCTGTATATCCTGCAATCCTTGACTTTTACCCACTTTTTCAAATGTCCGCTTTTTGTGCTTTTGCGGACATTTGTTAGTTTCTTTTACTCCTCATAAAACTTTAAAAAATATAGTATTCAAGCCATTTTTACAAGATTAAATGTCACTAAAACACACCCGGATATACCGCATAACTCAACGCCCTACCTACTACCTACCACTAACCAACAGAGGGGGGTATTTTACATTTTAGCAACTCTTCTAATCTGAAACAAAGGGCGTAGTAGTTCTAAAAAGACTATCGAACTCATCCACCGAATCGAACCCATAAAATCGTTTTCAGCCCTATTTTTTTAACCACCTTTTAACCACCTAAACCCTAATTCCACCCAAAAACACCCATATTTCAATCCCCTCACCTATTACCTAAAAACCGCATAAAATAGCCATTTATCATCCTAACACAACACTATCCAAACCCATTCAAACTACCTCAAAAATAGCCAAAATGACCTAAACCACAAATACCTCAAATTCCTGCTCATTAATGCAACCTCAAATTCAATACCTTAAACCTTACAAAAATATAGGATTTATCCCATATTTACACACTTATCCAATTTAAAACTTACGCTCATATTCCCAAAACACCTTTCGGTAAACTGAAAAACCTATTATCGTTTTCGTTTTAAATAATTCATCATATTACCGACTGTATAAAATATCATATTTTACTTTAATAAATTTACTTAAAGTAATATTTACCTAAAGTTATCTAAAGTAATATTGTAAGAACAAAAACATCAGAATAATAAACCCCCTACAATTCAATAGCCACATTAACTCAAGTCTGCTATAAATCAGCAGGCTATTTTTATATTCCTGATTTACACCCATAAACTCATTCCCCTAAAACAGAAGTCTCAATATTTTTTTGTCAGCGTAAACAAAATGAGCTTTGCGAATTTTGGGTACGCCAAAGTTAAATTAATTATTTTTTATTATGAGACAGCTTGCTGACGAATAATAAAAAATAATTAATTTAACGCCATATTTCTTATGTAGCTTGCCATAGACTAATTCCTCGCTTTAACTTCGGTAAAAATTTAACTCAAACTACAATTACATTAATCCATCTACCTCTAAAATGCTCTCATTTGACTTGTATTGCATTTTTTAGTAATTAATATAATTTCATACATAAACGCATAAAATTCAATACAAGTCAATTCTAAGCCATTTAAAGGTATAATACAATAACGACTTACTGTTGACAAACATATCTAATAAGTGAATATACTATTTATATGTATTTATTTGACCTGTAAGGCGTTTATAATCTTTCAAGAGTATAATTTCATTCTTAACTCATAAACTTGTCTTATAGGTCAAATTTTTCTATTACATATGTATGTTTATTTCATACTGACATTTATTTCTCTACTGATGTTTAGATAACATATTCTTATTCTCTTTCCGACTAACCCTAAAAGTGCCATTTTGGCACTTAGAAATATTAAACTTGGCACTTTGGAAATATTTTTCAGATTTTTTTAATATTTCTCTTGACTTTTTATATATCGTTGTGTATAATTTAAATGTAATTTATTTCGTTTTTTACAACGACTGAATTGTTTTTATGGACTTACCATTTCAGGGTTGTCCATAATATTTTTCATTCCGCTTTTGTAAAAAGCGAACTCAACAATTGCATTGCATACATTCTTGTGTTCCTTGACAAGTTAATATTTACTTTACGGTGACTCATTTTATATTTTTTTATTTTTTTATTTTTTTTTTTTTTTTTTTTTTGAGTTATAAAGAAAGAACCAAAGAAAGAATAATTATTAATCTTACAGATTAATAATTATTCTATATTAATATATTTAATTAATTATTTATATAAATTAATATATATAAAGTCAAGGAGCTTGCCTATATATAATATATTATATTTTCCAAATAAAATATCGTAAAATCTCATTTTTAAAATATTTTCACAATATCTGCATACAAAAATAGCAAATATTCATTGTAATTGCTTACTGTAAGTGAAAAAGAAGTAAAAAAAGAAGTAAACGGAGCTGATAATTATTTATTTTTGGAAACCTGACGGTGAAAATGCAATTATGACTATTATAGATAAGAGTTCATTGATTAATCCCATAAGCAAAAGCTGTAATCAGAAATTTTTGTTAGCGTATTATATTATTCAGAAAAGTTTTAACTATGTGAAAGCCGGAGCAAAATACGAACTTCATTTATCAAGGCAGTCCTTGATAAAAAATCGAACTGATGAAAGGTTGAGGAGCTATGAACCTATTTATAATTTAATCAAGGTTGATTATCCTTTGACAGTCATAGAAAAATATTATGCGAGAATTGAAAATGATGAGAACAAAACCAAATTAATCAATCTAACTTTAATCAGATTTGAGGAATTTGTTTCAAAGTTTAATTTCAGACTTGCTTTGATGGAAATGTTACCTGATTTTAATGAGATTCATTTAAAGAAAATGGAAAGTTACTTTTATGAGGGATTATACGAAATGCAGAAATATGGGTATATCACTTCTGTAGGATACTCAAAAAAGCGTAAGGTTGATTTCATAGGTAGGTACAATCGCATTTTCAATAAAGAAATTGATACACGAGGGTTTAAATTATCAGATGAATATATAAGGTTATTGTTTAGACCATTCTTTAATGGTGAATCGAAGAAGGACAAAACCCCTATATATAATAGTTGGTTGCCACAATGCAGTCAAATAAATGGAGTTAGTTCTGTATTGGTTTTGAAATTATTTTGTACAATGACATTTCTTATGTCTAAGCGTACAAAATACTTTAATAATCAAATTGCTTGGTTATCTTATAAAAATCTTAGCAATATGACAGGGATGACTCAAAATGGTATTTTAAATCATATAAACCTCTTAAGAGATAACGGTATTTTATATTCAAGAAGTCAATGGGATAAACATATTGGGAAATTTTATAAGAATATGTATTCATTACCTAAGAATAAAGAATACTTGGATTATATGTTTGATAGATATGTAGAAAAGTTAAAAAAAAGAAGAATGAAAAAATTACAGAAAGAAATAGCAGAAAGTGATGGTGAGTTTGGAGAAGAATAATATATGGTTTTAGTAATAAGACAAGCCAAATTGTTCACATAAATTTGAGAAAAACAAGGTCAGAAAGGATTGTGATAAATGAATATTAAGATGAAAGGAATTTTGAATTACGAACAGATACAGAAAGTGCTTATGGTGCGATGTTTGCAAGGAGAACTGCTTAGAATGTGATTTCTGGAATATTGCTGATGAAGATATGTTGGCAGAAAAGGAATATCAGCAGAGCCTTAGAGAGAGACAGAGCATTTACAGTAGCGTAATTGCTGAATTTGATGATATAGATTAATTACATATAGATTGGAGATATAGATTTGACGATTATCAAGCAAGGGAATCCTGACAAGTTAGAGTTAAGAAAGTTTCATTGCTCTAACTGTGGTTGTAAGTTTATAGCGAACTGTCTAGAATATGAAACAGTTACTCAATATAATTATTATTATGAAATAACAGGCTTTACTATACAATGTGAGTGTCCATACTGTTCAAGGTTGGTTGACGATGGTGTCACCTTGTCAGAAAACGAGATACAGCAATATAAAATAAAAGAAAGTGAGGAATAATAAGATAATGAATGAAATAATCAATATTAATTACAATGAAGAACAGCCTACTGTTTTAGGTAGAGAATTACATAAGGCTTTGGGTGTAAGCAGTAATTATACGACTTGGTTTAAGCGTATGTGCGGCTATGGATTTACTGAAGGAATTGACTTTAAAGCTATCTTCCAAAAATGGAATACAGCTCAAGGAAATGAAACGACACAAACAGACCACCAACTCACTATTCCAATGGCGAAAGAAATTTGTATGCTACAGAGGTCTGATAAAGGAAAAGAGTTTCGACAGTATTTTCTAAAAATTGAGGAACAATGGAATACGCCTGAATTAGTTATGGCAAGAGCTTTAAAACTTGCTAATAGGAAAATAGATGAAATAACAACAGTAAATTTACGGCTTGCTGAAAAGATTGAGCGAGACAAGCCTAATGTAGAATTTGCTGAAACATTGCTCAATACGGCTGAAACTATTACTATCGGTGACTTAGCCAAACTTGTAAAGCAAAACGGTAAATCTATTGGCAGAAACAGATTGTTTGGGGTTCTACGAAAGAACGGTTATCTTATCAGAGTTGGGAATAATAAGAACTCACCAACTCAAAAGGCAATGGAGTTAGGATTGTTTAAGATTAAAGAGAATTTGTTTGTAGATAAGGATGGGGTTCCTCATTTGCAAACTCAAACGGTTGTAACACCCAAGGGTCAGAAATTTTTGTTAAATAAATTGTTGTTTGCAACTGTTTAAAGACAGTTTATAAAGGAGTAATATAGAATGAGTAATAGAAAATCTATATCAAAACATACGAGGCTTAAAGTATATCAAAAATATAATGGTCATTGTGCTTATTGTGGTTGTGAACTTGCGTTAAAGGAAATGCAAGTTGACCATATACAGAGCGTGTATTGGTATGACGGTGCAAACGATATTGAAAATTATAATCCTGCTTGCAGAATGTGTAATTTTTACAAATCTACAATGTCGGTTGAAGATTTTAGAGAGCAATTAGGTAAAATACTATCAAGACTTGAAAAGGTTTTTATTTTTAGATTAGCTAAGAAATACGGCTTAATCAAAGAAATAAAAGAACCTGTAATATTTTATTTTGAGCGTGAAAAGTTATCCCTCAAAGAAAAGGAGCTTGAGGAATTTGAAAAAAGCAACAATGTGAAAAGTTTGTTTGTTGATAATCCAGAACTGCTGGAGGAATGAAGATAAATGGGTAATAAATTAAAAATCCGTGATATTTGCGGTTACTATGCGTTGGACATACCCAATTATAATGGTAGCAATTTTACTACTGAATTATTGTTATTTAATTCAAAGAAAAATGCCGAAACAGTTAAGCATATTATCGAAGTTGACGAAAGTAAACCCAACGAAGCAACCGTGTGTGATACGCAAGAGATTAAACACGCAAAGTGGATTGAATATAAATACAAGTTGAAGTGTTCTAATTGTAATACTTTAATAGATATTGATGACATACCTGAAAAGATATGCTTAAATTATTGTCCTACTTGCGGTGCAAAAATGGATTCAGAAAGGAATGATTAAAAACGATTACACCAGTAGCAATTAAACCTTTTGTATGTGGATATACAGGTCAAGGAACTGTATACATAGATTATGATTTGAACAAAACACATTTGTATGTATTTGAGGTGCAATGTGATGAAAATGGCGAATGGACTTTTGAGTTTGAAGATTTGCTTTATTTTGACAATGAGGTCGAAAGATATGTTGGTCTTTTTAAAGCGATTGTATCTATCGCAAAGACTATTTATGAAAAAGAGCTTTTGCGTAAAGTAAATGTGCCAAGGGTTGGAAAACAGATTTTTATTTTATAATAAGATGAAATGTTATGACTTTAAACTACCTACTGATGAATCAATAGAAGATTTAGTAAAAGCGTTTGCAGATACAAGTTTTAAAAGTTCTAATATTCCGTTATGGAATAATATAACTTTTAAAGAGGATTATGAAAGAAATGAAGAAGAACTATTTGTTGACATAGAAAATAAGTCTTTTCAGAGGCGCATAAGTTCAATTATGCGCCATATGATTGGAGAATTGCCATCAAAACACTTTATAAGTTATAATTTATCTAATTTTTCTAATATTGTTCGTGAATATTTGTACTACATACGAGGTGCGGCGTTTATGCATTATGATACATTTGGTATGTTATTTGAGGATGTTATGAGGTGTTTAGTTTTACTCATCTGCCACACTAAGTTAATTTAAAAAATAATAATGAAATTAGGAGAGTGATATTTAATATATTATTTTAGGGGTGTTACAGCATAACATATCAAGGTAATTGTTATAAGCCTGATATTGAGGCTGTAAATATTCCGTTACTTGACGGAAAAGATGTGTATGTAGCCAATCACAATATTAACAAGCAAATGAATGGTTATACACTAAGAGACAGAAATGGAGATTTGAATATAAAGAAGTTCCTTGCTACTTTTGATTATAGCTTGGATTTAATTAAAATGATAGACATTCACAAAGAAGTTTACCGAAATAAACGCTTTTTTGAATACATAGGGCAAAAAAAATACAGCAAGCATATTATTAATATGACCTTTGATTATAGCAATAAAGAATTTAACAATGTTGGTTTTGGGTTGTATGTCAAGTTTGGGTATAGTAAATATGAAATTGAGTTAAATGATAATGCTTGTATAAAAGGTGGTAAACTTATAGCAATAAAAGCTGTTTCAAAAAATTTTAAAGAAAAAGATATTACTACTGATTATCTTGTGACCTCTCCCCTGTCACAAGATTTGTTAGGAAAATATTTTTGTTATGATTCCGAATTAAAAGTTTATAGGGTTAAGGGAAATTTTAAAACACTCAACACGGTATCGGATATTCGCAAATCGTTGTACAAAGAGGGATTTGTGTGTGACGGCATTAAATATGTTCGTTTTAAAAGAAGTAGTGGAAGTAGTCGAGTTGGAAAGTGTTTGTTTGTAGACGAAAAACTTTATAAAAAAATGCATAAGTGGAGTCTGTGCGGTTTGGACATAAAAAACGGTAGCGATTGTGATTTGGCAAGTCTTGAACCATATATGGCTTTGACACTTTCTTCAATCATAGACACGGTTGACATTTATCCTAACGAAATATTGGTAATTGATGATTATAAAAGTAAATTTACAATTAATTGTATGGCGACAAAAATTAATGAAGATTGCCGTTTAACTACATCTCCTCAAAAAGTTAATATGGCAAACAGTATTTTTGACGGACAGTCTTTGTTGGATGTAAATAAATTTGGAGAGCGGTATAAAAATTATGGTATGTTACTTTTGAGAACAAGATTTTTTAAATCAGCTTGTTTTAATACAAATATACAAAAATGGTTTGAGGATAATGACATTACTGAAATATCACAATTAAAAGGTTATACTCAAGCAAAAAGTTTGTCTGAAATAAAATTAATTACCACTCCAAGTAGTATTAAATACTTAAAATTTGGCAAATTGGAAGATTGGTTATGGACTATTGAACCACAGTTTGGAATTGTTAAACACGAAAAACCCACACACTACTTTGACGGTAGGATGGTGCAAACTCATTATCAGCTACTTAACACTTTACAAATGAGTGAAAAAGAAGTAAAAGAGTTTTTAAAACCTACACTTGAATATATCAATTTGCTTAAAACAAATGAAATGGTTTTTAGGTATCATTTAAAATACTCAATGCCAGATTATAGTAAAAGCAGAAGCCTTGTTACTAAAAATGATATTGTATATTACCTACTTGGATTAAACAGTAAATTTAGCAAAACAAAAATGTATAAAGAATTTCGCAATGAAACTGTTAAGGCTTTTGTTAAGAACTGTAGGAAAGGTCATATATTAGTTCACGGTAATTATTCAACTTTATTTGGAAATCCTTTAGAGATGTTAAAGTCTTGTATCGGAAAATTTAATGGGATAAGTGAAATTAAAAGTGGAACGGTTCACTGTAAAATGTTTGAGAACGGTGCAAATTTGTTAGGTAGTAGGTCTCCACATATTACAATGGGAAATATCTTGTGTTGCAAAAATGAAATAAATGAAAATATTGAGAGATATTTCAATTTAAGCAATGAAATAGTTTGTGTTAATAGTATTGGTGATAATCTGTTAGAACAATTATCTGGTTGTGATTTTGACTCAGATACAATTTTGTTGACGGATAATAAAATATTATTTGATTCTGCTATGAGGAATTATAATAATTTCCTTGTACCGACAAAGTTAGTTGAAAGTACAGAGTGTAAAAGAAGATATACACCAGAAGATAAAGCCGACCTTGATATAAAGACAGGAACTAATAAGATTGGTGAGATTATAAATTTATCTCAAGAGTTAAATTCAAAACTTTGGGAATTAATTTACCAAGGTAATGATATTCAATCAAGTATAGTGCAGGAGTTATATGCTGACATTGCTCAATTAGATGTTATGAGCAATCTCGAAATTGACTCAGCAAAGCGAGAAAATCCCGCAAATAATACAAAAGAGTTGAATATACTAAAAGCCAAATATGCAATTTATGATGATAATAAAAAATATATACGACCATTCTTTTTTAAGTATTTAGACCAATATAAGGGATATGGAAATAATAATAAGGTTTATCAACTGTATCATACTACAATGGATTACATAGAACTTGCTTTAAATAAAGTTTCTCGTATAAAAAACAATGAACAAGATTTAAGTTTTTCTGAAATTTTTAAGCCTCTTAATGAAATTGAAGGACAAGTGTATTATGAACAGGTTGAAAGAATTTTATTGGCAATTCAAGATACAAAAGATGAAATTAATTCATTTTGGGTAATGTATAGAAATCGAAAGAACACTGATAGTGAGAATGATGAATCTTTTTCGTATAAAGATTGTGTAGGTATAGTTGAAAATATTAAAGAAGATTGCATTGAATACATAAATTCACTTAAAATTTCTCATAAAACTATAACTTATCTTTTTTCATTAATTGAAAAACCTACACATAAAAGTTATTCTTCATTGATTATGTCTGCTATATTCTCGTATAAGAATATGGATTTTGCCGATTTAATAAGGAATAATCAAGAAAAAATGTTTGAACTTGAAGAATGTAAGGCAAATGCAGATAATCAGATTGTGAGATTATATGATTTTTCTTATAAGTATAAGGAAAATAATTAATGTAATTTCTTTAATTTTTTTGCAAAAAACGGCAAAAAACTAAGATTTTTCAAGGTGCGACACCCGAAAACCCTAGTATTTAAGCCATTTTTTAGCTTTTGTTAAAAAGTGGATATGGAGAAGAGAGTGTAATAACTCCCCTATTTACACTTTCTTTTTTCAAAATATAAATATGAAAGAGTGATTGATTATATTTCCAATTACAAAAGAAGAAAGCCTTAAAATCAGGGCAAAATATCCAATGGCTGAACTTAGAAGAACAGTAGCCCAAAAATCAAAGAGACATAAATATTTTTGCCCCGAAATCAGAAAATATCTTGAACTTATTAAAGATACAAATGAAATTGCGAATAAAACATTGAGGACAAGATATAATTCTAATAAATTTAATAGAAAGAAATTTAACCGATATGCTTGACACAAAGTATCAGCAGTTGCATAATGAAAATTGGCGAGACTATGGTATCAGGCTTATCGGTATTTTATTAGACCAAAGACCTGACGATTTAGAATGGCAAGACATTGTAGATGCTTTGGGGTTAAAAATTCACAGAGATAGTTTAAGAAAAGCACAAAATACTGAATTTGGCGGATATGCTATCTATAAGTATATGCTTGGTAAAATGGACGAATTAAAAGCAAAACAGGCTGATAATAGTGAGTATCTTGAGGAATTAAAACAGGCTCGCAGAGAACTTGAAAATGAAAAATATAAAATTCGTGATGAACGCAATGAACTAAGGCGATTGCAAAGAGAAGAATCAAGACGAGAAAGTTTCGCAGACCTTGTTAAAAGGATTATTCACGAAAATGTTGAACCTATATGTGACGAAGTGTGTGTAAGAGAAAATAATTTAAGTATAAAAGACTCGTCAACATTGATTATCCCTGTAAGTGATGTTCATACAGGTGTGGTTTGCAAAAATGCTTGGAATAATTATGATACAAAAGAACTTATATGTAGGTTAAAGGAATATTTTAATAAGATATGTGAAATAAAAGAACGACACAAGTCTGATTATGCTGTTATTGTTCTTGGTGGTGATTTGATTAGTGGTATTATTCACCGCAATTTACGATTAGAGAATAATGAAGATGTAGTTAGGCAAATAAAAACAATCTCTACTTACTTATCTAATTTTGTAAGAGACCTTGCTAATCAGTTTGTGGATATTAGTATTTATTCAGTTAGTGGTAATCATTCAAGGGTTATGGCTGATAAAGAAGATTCTCTAAAAGGTGAAGAACTTGATTCTCTTGTTCCGTTTTATATGCAAGCAAATTTACAGAATTATAAAAATGTGCATATTTATACCGAAAATTCAGTGGATGACACTATGGTGTGTTTTAAAGTATATGATAAATTATGGTATGCGGTTCACGGTACATATGATAATCCAATAAGCGTAGTTCAGAATTTGACAATGATGACAGGCGTTAAACCTGACGGCATTTTAATAGGACATAGACATAGCAATGCTATGTTATCAATTTATGATACTAAAGTCGTACAGAGTGGCTGTATGTCCGGTGTTGATAATTATGCTATACAAAAGAGACTGTCAAATACAGCGGAACAGTTCATTGTAGTAGCAACTCCAAATAAGACTATTGAATGTTTGTATGACATTCAATTAAGTGAATCATCTATTAATAGTGTTGCTAAAAGTCTTGCTTCGAGTAGTTAGTGTAAAAAAAGAACATAATAGTTCTATTACAAGGGGTGATGGCTTATCGCATAAACTCCTTGTTTTAAGTTTATTTATATACAAAGATAAGGCGGTGATAAGTTGGCAAACGCAAATGTTCTAAATCCAAGATTGTCAATTACATATAACTGCCGATTATGTGGTAAATCGTTTAAAACCGCTAAGGGCAATTTTTATAAATCATCTCAATCTTTATACTTTCAAAGAAATTCAGGATATGGTGATATATGTTCTGTATGCTTGCAGGATTTATACACTCAGGCAAACAAAAAGTATAAGTCTGAAAGAATGGCTTTGATAACTATTTGTTCAGTTATGGATTGGTATTATGATGAAGTTCTTTACGAAAGTGTTATGAGAGATAGAGATACTTTTAGTGCTGGCGTTTATGCAAGGCTTCTAAATAATGTGCAATATAGAGGTAAAACCTTTATTACGAGTGTTGTCGAAGGCAAGTTAGGTGAAACAACCATTAAGGTTGTAGACCAAACAAGTGCAGGGCAATGGAGTAAAGAAGAAAATCAGAATAGGCAAATGGTTATAGATGTTTATGGCTATGACCCTTTCCCTGCCGATGACTTTCAAGAAAAAAGCAGGAAATATTTATATAACACTCTTGTAGATTTTCTTGATGAAGAAACCCAAGATGATGCTTATAAAAAATCTCAGATTTTACAGATTGTTATAAATAATGAAATGATACAGAAATGCAATGCTAAAATGGCAGCGCTTAATCCAACAACCGAGTCGGGTGAAATTAAAGCACTTAGTGACATTATTACAGCTAAGGTTGGTAATAATGATAAAATTGCTAAAGAAAATGAAATTTCTGTAAAGAATAGAAGTAATAAAAAAGCTGGTAAAGGCACTTTTACATATTTACAGCGTGAATTAAGAGAAAAAAATTTTGATGCTGCTGAAACGAATTATTATAAACAATTACAATCCGAGGGTAGTTTATGGGCTATAGAACAGTCAATGAAAGCTATTCGTAAAAATGGTTTTTTTGATGAAAGCGACCAGAAAGAAATGTTTGATATTCAGCGAGAATTAATAGTTCAAAAAGACAAGCAATTAGATGATGAACTTGAAAAGAATAGACTGTTGAATGTTGAAATTGTTAATTTGACCGAAAAAATTGAAGAACTAAATAAAAACAACAAACAAATTAAAACTGAATTAACTGAATTAAAGAAAATTCAAAAGAACAACAAGGGCGAAATAAATGATTCAGAGTAAAACCAGACTAATTATGACTGAGAGAAAACGCAGAATTGCTGAAATTGATGCCAAGATGATTGAGTTTTACAGAAAGAATCCTTGTATTGCTTGTGAAGATTTATTAGGCATTAAGTTACTTGATAGTCAAAAATATATTTTACAATCTGCTTGGAACGCAGGTCACTCTGTCTGGTGCTGTAGCCGAAACTTTGGCAAATCATTCCTTGGCTCAATATTTATAATTTTAAAAGCTATTCTTTATGAGAATCAGTCTATTTATATTATATCGTCTGTTGGTGGGCAGGCAAAAGAGACATTTTCAAAGATTGAGGAGATTATTCTCAATACAGGTAAAACAGCTAACTCGATAAAAAGTTTAAAGCCTATTGTAAAGAATGAAATTGTTGTCAAGCCTCCGTCACAAACAGGTTTTTCTCATCTTTCAAGTGGATATTCCGTTGAATTTTTTAATGGCAGTCAGATTTGTACACTTAACTCAAAGCCAGATAACACAAGAAGTAGGCGTGCAACACTTGTATTTTTTGATGAAGCTGCTTTTTGTAACGATGAACTGATAGCTGTCTGTGAAGCTTTTGCAACTCAGAATACAGATTTTAAAACATCTACACAAGATACATATTCGCCTAAAATCGAAAAAAGACAATGTCCTACGCAGTTGGTCTATGCTTCTTCACAGAACGATACAACAACAATTTTCTATAAGCATTATAAAGAATTTGCAAAGCGGATGATTGCCGGAGATAGAAATTATTTCTGTTGTGATATGGATTGTACAACTGCTATAGAAGTTTATATAGAGGGGCAAAAATGGACTCCTTTGTTGACTATGGACAAAGTAGAGGCGGCGTTAAAAGTTAATCGTATAAAGGCGTTAAGAGAATATTATAATCAACCAATTGTTGATGGCGGTGTGAACCAAATAATCAAAATGGGAACTGTTGTAAGAAATTCAATATTTGAATTTCCTGTCTTGTTTAGGGAAGGTAAACATATGTATGTTCTTGCATTTGACCCGGCAAGAACAATAGATAACAGTGTCGTTACTGTAATGGAAATTTGTTTTGATGATGAAATCGGATATTATGGTCGAATTGTTAATTGTGTAAATTTGGTAGATATTGGTAATAAGCACGGATATAAACTTGACTCAAATAAGCAGATTGAAATAATCAGGCAAATGTTGGTTGATTATAATGGTAATGCTCCTGATTATGAATTTGTTTATAAATTGCTAATTGACTCTGGTGCCGGCGGTGGCGGTCAGCAATATGGTGACCGTTTATTGCGAGATTGGGAAGATAAGTCTGGAAAGAAACACAAGGGATTAATAGACCGGGATTATAAATTGTATGAAAATTATGATGAACTTTATCCAAACGCTTTAGATAAAGTTGAACTCATTGACCCTCGTGCAATGAAACGCATTATGGTCGAAGAAACGCTTGAAATGTTATCAATGGATTTAATAAAATTTCCTAAAGAATATAGTGGTAATGGCAGTATAAGAATTTATGAAAATGATGAAAACAAAGAAAACGAAGAAATTTATAAAGATATTTCTCTTACTGATGAGCAAGAAAATGCACTTTTAAACATTGATGCCTTAAAAAGTGAAATTACTTCAATTCATCGTTTTACGAATAATTCAAGTAAAAATGTTATATATGCACTCCCAAAAGATAAAGAAAACAAAATGCACGATGACCGTTTCTATACTTTCATTATGTTAGGTCATTTTTTATATCATTTGAGAAGAAAGTCTGATTATGAGTTGGCAGGAGGAACTTCTGTAAACAATTATGTTCCTTTGTGTAATTGAAGAATGGTGGTGAGATTATAGGAATTTTTGATAAATTGTTCAAACGAAACAACGAAATTAACACTTCTGCTGAAACACAGGATAATAATACTGAATTAAATTCGGCTGAATTTATTGACGGATTTTATAGTTTTGTTGGTTTTTGCGGTAGCCAAGATTGTAGAAATTCTTTAGCTTCGGCTTTGGGATATTCCTTAAAGCAAGTAGAAACAATTGTCTCTTCGCCACAACAATATCCAATGAGTGCTTATAAATTAGGTGTATGGGCATATAACACTAATGGTGCAATTAAATCGGGCATTAACAAAATGGCTTCAATGCACTATTTGAGTTATGTATTACACTCTCCAAAGGGTAAAAGTAACACAAAGAGTTTTCTTAAAAACAAGGAAAAATACAATGCTGTTTTAAGGCAAATAAGATATAAGAAACAAATTAGGGATAACACAAAGAAAGTATGTATTGGTGGTACAAGTTATTATTATTTTGAGGCAACTCCAAGAAAAGCATTAGGTGTGAATAAGTATATGAGTGATGTTGATATTCAACTAATTGGTGAAATCAACAGTAAAAATAACACTGAATATGATGTAAACATATATTCTTTGCCTAATGAATATTGTCAATTAGTTTCACGATATAATGGTGTACCTGTCATAGCTTTTAATTTAGAATATTTCAAAGATTGCTATTCCGAGAATGAAATTAAAAGGCAATTACTTACAATGCCAAAAGAAATTTCAAGAGCTTATAATATTTGGGATAAAACAGGTAATAATGGCAGAAATTGGGTTGTATTAGATTGGCGTAAAACAATATATACGGCTATTAATAATACTTTAAGAGATAAATGGGGCGTTCCTTTAGCTTTAACCTCGTTAGATGAAATTTTATATGCTAATTATTTCATTGATACAAAGAGAGGTGTTCTCTCAAATATTAATAATAATTTGATATATCAAGTATTCCCTATGCGTAATGACGGTACAGGAAAAAGCGTATTAACAGAGGAACAGCAAACTAAACAGCACGAAGCCTTAAAAGGTGCCGTTAGTCAGAAACCTAACACGCAGAGAGCTTCTGTTTTGTCATTGGCAGCAGGCACTCAAATAAATAAACTGACTATTGACACAAGTTTGTTTGACGAAAAGAATGAGAAGTCGATAAAAGATGATGTTGCTGAATCTTTTGGCTTTTCTCCGTCAGCGTTATATGGTGGCTCAAAATCAAGTGGTTCTAACTACGCAACGGTTTTGTTAAATCTTGAGTTGGTGGCAAGTGATGTATATTCTATTATTGAAGATTATATTGAAGAATTAAATAAGTGTATCAATTTTAATGTAATTAAAGATATTGAAAATTGCGTTAGTATGTATGTATTACCAATCACACCATTCAATAGAGATAAGTGCTTCGATAAATGCAAATCTCTCTATGCTGATTGTGGTGGCGCAATGACTCCATTAATTGCTTCGGTAGGTATTGAGCCTGATGTTTATATAGATATTATGAAATATGAGCGAGAACAGAACTTTGATGAATTGTTCCCGCCTCATCAATCCATGTACACAAATTCAGGTAAAAATGACATTGGTAGACCGAGTGTTGAGAATTTGGAAAATGAAAATACTATAACATCAAAAAATAATAATGCAAATAATTCACCCTCTCCAAATGGCTAAGGTGAATAAATAATTTATTAAATTAGAGGTTGTCTTGTTTTGAGACGACCTCTTTTTGAATATGTAAAATTGGCGAGTGAAATTTTACATATTTATACACTTATGCTAATGCAGAAGGTGGTGGAAAAAACGAATGTATATATACGAATTAAGCAATGAACAGGTTTCTGATTATGTTCCTATTAAGTTTGTGTTACACGAAGTCTTTGAAACATCAGAGGAGTACCAAAATAATGGTATATCTTGGCAAGAACCGTATGTAAGTCAGGCTTTAAGTCAGATTGAGGGAGTATCAATTACTGCGGAATTTATTGATGATGAAAAAACTGAAATATGGGGTCACGGTAGAACACAAGACCGCAAAGGTATGTTGCAATGTGCTGATGCAAGTGTAGTGGGTAATTTCTCTAAAGGTTATATATCTGAAATTGTAATAGACGGTAAGCCTACAAAAGTGGCGATGGCTGATGGTAAGTTGGATTATATTAGGTACGGTGCTTTTATAGATAATTACCGTCAAAAATTCAAAGAGGGCAAAACCTTATATGGAAGCGTTGAAATAGTTGGACTTCCTATAAATGGTGGTGAAATCAAATACAAAAATGATTATGTAGGTGATGGCAGAGTACCAATTGCTTATAAGTATTGTGGTTTTAATTTGTTAGGTGAACTTGTAAAACAAGGTGACGATAGTGCCATTGTTACAGAGCTTAACGCAAAACATAACAAAGATGAAGGAGGAAAGACTGATATGACTGTTGAACAGATGTTTAAGGAAGTTTGCGACAAGATTACAGGGGAAGTAAATTCTTTAAAAGCTGAAATTGAAGCTTCAAAAGAAGTAACTGAACTTAATAGCAAAATTGTTGAACTTAATGAAAAAGTTGAAAGTCTTAATAGGGTTATTACAGAGAAAGATGAAACTATTTCTTCTCTTACTAATGAAATCAATGAGGTTAAATCAAGTAAAACCGAAATTGAAACACAGCTTGCTGAAATTGAAAAGAAGTCTGAATGTAATGCACTTGATGAAAAGTTGAAGGACTTTTCGGATGATTGCAAAAAGGCTATTGAAGTTGAAATTAATTCATTTAGAGAAAATCCAAAGGGCTGTGGCTTTAGTGTTGATGATATTGTAATGAAAGCTAAGGCTTTTAGCTTTGATTCAATTAAGAAAGAAAAATCAAATGAACTAAATTCGTTTGACACAAACTTATTTTTAGATATTTCAATGCCTGACGAATCAAATATTGGCAATGAAAATGATGAAAGCTCATTGTTTGAGTGTTAATTAGGAGGAATAAATATGGTAAAGTTTAAAAATATTGGTGACTTTAAGACTGTACGCAATGTAGGTAATGTAAAAGCTCCCGCTGAACTCAAGAATGGTTATCTTGTTACATATGACAGAGCGGCTGGCACTATTGCACTTCCTACTGCTACAACTGCGAAGCAAGCACTTTGGCTTGTTATTAATGAAAGAGAGCCTGTCGAGTTTGTAGGTTCGACAGATGACTATAAGATTGCGATTGGTGAATTTGCAAGAATTTTTGACACAGCAACTATGAAAGATGTAGTGCTTGAAATTAATGATACTATTCTTGCAACAGCGTATTCAGAAGTTTTCAAGGGTGATACTTTGGTTGCTAATGCAAAGGGTGAGTTTGAAAAGACTTCGGACGCAAGTGGTTATGCAGTTACCTTTACGGTTCTTAATAAGACAAGCTATGCAGGCAATGGTCTTGAAATTTCTGTAAATGTTTAATTAGGAGGTAAGAAATTATATGTATAAGATTGAACTTAATAACGAGCATAGAGAAGAAGCAAGAGTTCGTGATATGAATAAGATTAAGCGTGTTGCTGAAATTAATATGGCACTTCATCGTGGTCTTGATACTTCAAAGTATGGCAAGGAAGTTGATTCAACAGTAGAGCTTATGTCAAAACTTGGTTCGAGAGCCGCTGCTGGTGACACTACTGCAAGAGCTGAACTTAATACTATTTTTAAGATTGGTATTGAGCCACTTCTTGTAAAGCAGATGCAGATTTATTCACTTCTCGGTAATTATAGAACTATTGGTATGGATGCAACTCCTGTAAAGCATACTTGGACATATGAAAATCTTGGTGCTGATATTCAGGCTAAGGGTTCAGATGTATCGTTTGCTGACCGTAAGGAAATTAGTTATCCTATCAAGACTCAGACAATTTCAGCAGGTATGAGATATAATTATCGTGAGTTTGAGAGTAAGGATTTCCTTGGTACAAATGCACAGGAAATTGAGCAGATTCAGGCTACTATGCACAATAAGGGTGTTACATATGTTCTTGGTGTTTTAAAGGATGCACTTAAGAATAACACAACAGGTGTTAAGTTTTATGAGGAATATTCTGGTAATCTTACTCAGACTGCCATTGATAATATGGTAACTAAGATTCGTAGAATGGGTAAGGTATCAATTCTTTCGGATTACAATAATATTGCCACTATTTCTGGTTTCAATGGTTATAAAGGTGTAGCGTCCACATCTCTCCCGTTCTATACTGATTCACAGGTAGATGAGATTGCAAAGCAGGGCTATAACGGTGATTATAAGGGTTCAAATCTTGTTGTACTTCCAAATGGGTATAACTACGCTAAGCCACTTGCTGATAAGAGTGCGTTTGAGACATACATTAATACTGATGATATTTACTTTGTACCGCAGGGTATTACATCTCCTGTTGATATTATTAGACGAGGCGGTCTTACTACTATGACAGGCAATGATGTTTCAACACTTTCTGTAATCACAAGATTTGATATGGAACTTGGTGCCGATGTTACTAAGGGTAGAGAGTTTGAGATTGGTCTTGTTACAAAGGCTGATTAATATTTCAGTATAAGTGAAATAATCTCACATTTTAATAAATGTATTTAATATGAGTGAGTCAAAAATCAATTGGCTCACTCATAAATCTAATAAAAGGAATGGGAAAATGACGAATAACACAATTAATACAGACGGCAGAATTGCCATCACTAATCTGAGAAATTATGCTTTACATTTTAGAGATAGTGAAAATCGTTCTGACATTGTTATTCCTGCTGGTGTAAAAAGGTGGAATGGCTTAACTTATCGAGAAGTTGAAAATCAGGTTGGTATGAATAATGTAATGTTTACAGGTGTTGACACTAAAGGTTCTAACGCTCGTATCTTTATCGAAGATGAAGCTGTAAGAAACGCTATCTTTCATATTACAAATTCAAAAGAATTACATACTGACACTTTGACTTTGGATAATGTTAAAAAGATGTTGGCTTTAAAGGATATTAAGAAGTTTAAGGCTGAAATTGAGAAGTGTATTCATAATGAGGGCGATAAGCAAGCACTTATTGACCTTGCAACTCAAGCAGGAATTGATAAGGCAACAGTTGCTCAAAAAAATGCTATTGAACAGTTAACGGGTTATAAATTTTCAACAATGGCAGAAAACGGTGAGCTTTAATTGGCGGTGATGTTATAACATCATTAGAACAAATTATTAATATTTTTGAGACGAAATATGTAGAAATATCATTATTGCCAGAGGGATTAACTAAATTATGGGCTGAATTGGCTATAGCAGAATATGAAAGAGAAGTTAGTGACTTAGACTATGATTCTGATTCAGGAAATTTTAATAAAAAAGTTTCTCTTAAAACTATGGGAATAATTGCTGATATTATGAAAGTTTATTATCTTGAAAGAGAATTTGATAGACAAAACAAGAAAATAAATATTATCGGTAAGGATTTATCATTAAACGATACAGGCACAGCTAAGAAAATGACATTTGAAGAACTTAAATATGCAAGAGCAAAAGTAGAGTTAAAATTAGACCAAGCAAAACAGCCGGCTTATGGTGGTGATGACAATGGCTAAAGAATGGACTCAATTCTCCTCTCCACCCTCTTATACGGGGGGTAATGAGAATACAGACTTTGATTTTTTTAAATCTCCATACATAGATGATATGCTTAACAGTCCATTGGGTAATAATATGTTTTATTACCCTTGCAAACCTGATTTAAAACAGGAAAATGGTATTCCTTTTAAAGGAATTGTTCAGCAAGTAACATCAGATAATGATGAAAGCTCAAAAAAAAGACAAGTTTTGTGCCCTATTGGCACATTGACAAGTGGTGACTACATAAAATACAAAGACAATTATTGGATTGTTGTAGGATTGGTTGATGACAATAAATTTTATGAAAAAGCAGTTATGTATTATTGTAATTGGTCGTTAAAATTTATCATTAACCCTGAAACTGATTATACTGTTCTTGAATATCCTGTGTATTCAACTAATGCCACTCAATACAATAGTGGTGTAAAAGAAGCTAATAAGACAGTGGTTGGTACAGCTCAATATATGATATATATTCAAAGCAATGATGAAACCAATAAAGTAGAGCGTGATACAAGGATTTTAATGGATAAAAATAAAGAACACCCTACTGCGTATAAAATAACACAAGCTGATGATACAACAAAAAATTTCAATGATAAGGGTGTAAACACTTGGACGCTTGTAGAATGTCAGACGGAGTATATCAATGATGATATTGAAAATGGCATTGCTAATAAGGTAGAAACAGATGTTTTAAGAGATAAATATAAAAATCCTAATATCTCACAACAAAACAAAAAATTATTGGATGATTGGGCGTGATAATTATTGGCAAAATTAAATAATTTAAATATTTATGAGGCTCAAATTTTAAAAAAACTTTGTCAGGACAAGGATATTCAAAGATTACTTGATAACGGTGATATAGAATATGATTGCAATAAATTAAAATGGGATTGTATTCGACCGGAAGTTTATTATCCAAAGATTAACGATAGTGCTAAAACTTATATTTGTTTTGGTATTAGCGGTGAAGTTTATGGTGGCAAAACTGAAAAAATGCTGTATATAAATTTTTATATTTTTTGTCACGATAGTTTGTTAAGAACAGATAAAGGTAAGCGCACAACCTTAATTGCAACTGTTATAGATAATCTATTTAATGGAACTAATGAAATAGCATTAGGTGAAATGAATTTAGTTAAGTTCGATGGTAATTTTACGGCAACTCAAGATTATCACGGTTATCAACTTACTTATGCGGTAAGAGATTTTAATAATATTACTGATAAAGGTAATTTAACATATGCAAAATAAAATTTTTCTTAATGATACGATTACTATAAACCAATATGTACAGGTTTACATTCCAACTTTTAAGGAAGTCTATGAAAACGAAGATGATTATTTTCTGTTAGCGTATCATTTGACGGCTATGCCTTTCACTCGCAGGGCAGAACTATGGCTAAATAAAATTGATTATATAACATTGAATTTTTATGATTTGTTTATTCAGGCACTTTATGAGTTGAAAATATTATCCTGTGGAACTGATGAAGAAATAATAAAACTGTTTGGCGCAAATAAGAAGAGAAACGCAAATATTTTTTCTATGTTCTTTAGGGGCTTTAATATTTCTGATATTCAAATTTGTATGACAACCGATAATGAAAATGACAAAAAACATTATTTTATAATTGATAACTTACAAAGAGTTATTATTACAGAAAATGATATGGATAAAATTGCTGTAGCTATTCGTAAAATTCTTGGCGAAAAAAGAGATGACAGAAAAGAAGATATTGGCGGTGCTTCCGGTAGATATGTTTTAGATAGAGCTGTCACTTTATTAAAAAGAGATTTAAAAAAGAAAGCTAAAAATCCAAGACAATATAGTGTTTTGGAATCCTATCTTGTTACAATGGTTAATAATAAAGATTTTAAATACAATTTTGAAACAGTAATGAATATAAAGTACATTGAATTTACTTTGTCGGTAAAACAAATATTACATAATATTCACATAAGTAATATTGCTATCGGTGTTTATACAGGTAATGTATTAAGTGAAAAATTATCAACAAAAGACCAATCTTGTTTTGTCTTAGAATTTGACAAATAATTTTGGTCTTTTCTTATAATCAAATAATAATAAAAAATAATTAAGCGGAGGTAAATATGGCGAAGTTTAACATTAATGATGTCCTTTTTACAAGTGTTGATACTGTTGATGTATTTACACCTATGTTTGGTGCTTACAAGTATAGATGTGATGAAATTACACAGTTTTCAGTTAAGGACGGTCAGGACAACACCGACCTTGTAGGTTCAAAGGGTTCTATCATTGGCGTTCTTAAAAGAAATCCTAATACAACTCTTAGTTGGACAGCAGGTATGGTGAGTGCAAATCTCCTTGCTGACAGCTATGGCACAGAAGTTGAGGATGGTTCAATTCAGATTGGTTGGGATGATTCGGTAGCAATTACTAAGAATAAGGCAACACTTACATATGTGCCATTAGATGGTATTGAGTCTGTTAAAGTTGGTGACAAAACATATAAGGTTGATACAGCAGCCAAGGCTGGTGAATCTGTAAAATATACTGCACCTGTAAAGGATACTTCTACTGCTGGCTTTATTGAGTTTGAGGCAAATGAGCATCCTGACGGAACTATGGCGATTGTGACTTATACAAGGAAGATTGCCGAAGGTGCTTCTGTAGACAGACGAGCTGACAAAGTATCAGAAAAGATTGCTGTTCGTGTTACAGGTCAATGGGAAGATGCTTGTAACACAGTAAGAATGTGGCAGTACGATGCTTATATTGTTGACCCAACAGGCACTATGGAAACAACCATTGGTGACGGTCAGGCTAATCAGAGTTTTGAAGGCAAGTGTATCAAAGCAAGATGTGGTGCTAATCAGATTATTGGTCGTTGGAAGTTCTTTAATGACGATGCTGCTGATTATGTTGAAGTATAAGGTGAAATTAATATGAAGGTGTATAAAACCTGCCCTATTTGTTCTAAACCGTTCAATCCTTGTAGAGTTAATATTTCAACAACAGGTACATTTAATTGGCGAAGTGTAGTTTGTTCTTTTGAATGTGGGAAAAAGTATCTTGAGGAAACTGAATCTAAAGTTTCTCCACAGAATGGTGAAAGTACATCTCAAGCCTTTGCTGATATTGTTATGAATGATATTAAGAGTTTAAAAACTGTTGAAGTTGATGATAATGATAATATCATAACAAAATCAAGTAAAGAGAAGCTTAAAGATGACACTGTTAAGAAATTCACAAAGGAAAATAAAAACTAATATTTTGTAATTTTAATGGGAGGACGGTAGACAAACTGTTTCTCCCATTTTTTACAACAAGGTATAATAACTCAATGAAAAAAAGCAGAACAAAATTTAATGTAGATAAGAATACTATTAAACGAACTTCAAATGACGGAATCATTTTTGATAGTGGTTTAGAAAAGAGATTTTATGAGGAAGTCATTTTGCCGGATGTGCAAAGTGGCATAATTGCAAAATATGAACTGCAAAAGAAATATGTGCTACAAAATGAATTTAAAAGAAAAGGTCATAATGTTAGGGCAATTACATATGTTGCAGATTTTTATGTTAAATTAACAAATGGCAAAGAATTTGTATTAGATACTAAGGGTATGCCTGACTCCGTGGCTAAATTAAAAAGGAAATTGTTTTGGAAAACATTTCCAGAAATAGACTATTATTGGGTAGCTTACTCAAAAGTAGACGGTGGTTGGTTAGATTATGAGTTTATTCAAAAACAAAGACGAATAAGAAAAAGGTTTCCAACGGTTGCAACTTTAAATAAAACAGAAAATCAAAAATTATTAGAGGTGGATTTCTTTGAAAAAATTGACAAGTACGCAAATTAAAGAACTCTCAAAAAACGAGAGTGTATCATATACTTTAGAGAACGGTTTTATGTTTGAGGTTTATAAAAATATCAAGTCACTTGCTGATTTAGACTTTGTTCCTATTTTAGCTGAACAGATAATTTTTATAGATAATGAATATTGTCCTCAATATTATGAGGTTGTTACAGATATTGCTTGGTTAAAAGTTTTTACTAATATTCCTCTTGTTACAAAGAGGGTCAAGGAGACAGATACTAACGGTAATGAAAAAGAACTTGAAATTATAGACTATGAAACAAATTATAAAATTGCAAGAAACATAATCAACTTTGTTTGTAGCAAGACAGATAAATGCGTTTCGTGTTATCTCGATAGTTTTGTGATGATTGAAAATATTGTAGATTGTTATATAAAAGATAAATTAAGTTCAAAAAACAGTTATTTCGAGATAAAATTGAATAGTTTAACTTCCGAGTGCGAAGAGGGTATTAAAATTATTAACAAGGTAAGTGAAAAACTTGATGAACTCTTTGGTAATGATAAAATGCTTTCAAGTATTAAAGAGGTTGCAAATCAAGTTTCAACTTTGAACAGTAATATTGAAAATGGCTCAAATAAAGAAGTTCTTAAGCCCTTTATTTAAGCAAAGGATAACTGATTAAGTAAAATGGCAATCTTTAATTCAGTTCAGGATTTTATAAAAACTCTTAGTAACGATATTGATAATGTGATGTCTAATGAGGTGTCGGAGTATGTAACTGATTCAGCTATAACTCACGCCGAGGGCAGTGTGTATAAAAGATATAAAATTCATTATCATAGAGGGCAAAAAAACAAGATTCCCCATTATGTCAGACGATATAGTTTATTGGATAGAGATGAATGGGACAAAAAGTTATTGGATAGAATGGGTAGTTTCGACCATACTGTGGCTGTTTTTAGTAAAGCAAAGCCAAATTTAATGTTAAATAATTATGGTGATTTAGTTTTTCAGACTCCGTTTAGTTTGCCTGAACTTATTGAGTTAGGTGAAAAAAAATATACAGCTAAATTTGGTGGAATAGGTTATACAATCAATAATTTGTCAAATAAAAAATACAGGTATTTACGGGCAAGACCTTTCGCTGCTGCTACAGTCAAAGAAGTAAATAGTAGAAGTGGTTTATTGAGAGATATTTTTGAGATGAGTCTTTATAATAAAGGATATAGATTTAAATAATAATTAAAATTGAGGTGGCTTCTGTCATCTCTTTTTCATTAGGTGGTGAGAATTAGAGTATGGCAGGAAATATAGGTCACGAATCCACGATATTAGTTACTGCGAAACTTAACGAAGAACACGCAGTTAAGGAAATAAATAAACAAATTGAAACTTTAGGTAGTAAACTTAATAAAGTTAAAGTTGACATTTCTGTTAATGAAATTAGCAAATCTGGTATTTCAAAAGCTACACAGCAAGCACAAAAGGTTATCCAAAATAGCTTTTCTGGTATGAGGCTTGACTTAGGACAAGCTAATTTCAATGATATTTTAAATGTTAAACAAATTGATGTTGTAAAGCGAAAACTTGAAAGTGTAGCTTCTGACATCGGTAAAAATTTAGGCAAAGTTTCAAATGTTTCATTTACAGGAACAAAATCGGGTATTGTTGATTTTGAAAATGGAACTAAAGCAACTGTTACATATGTTCAGGAACTTGAGAACGGCTTAAAAAGAACTACCAAAGCCGTTTATCAGTTCAATCAAGAAAGCGAACAGTTTGAAGCGCACATAAGCAGTATGAATACTGACTATGGCAAAATGGACAATGTTTTTAAAAAGCAACAGGAAAGACTGAATAAATTACAAGAAAGCTATAAAAACACTTCTTTTAAGATAGATGAGTTTAATCAAAAAGTTAATTATATGGCTTTCCCTATTCAGGACACCGAAAAAACTGATAATGCGTTTAATCAGTTAACAGAAGAACAGCAAAAATTAAATAACTTACGAACAAAATATTCAGCTAATCTTCCTGAACAAGAACAACTTAATTTACTTAGTCAGTTAGAAACACAATTAAAAAAATGTCAGTTAGCGTATAAAGAATATAACGCCGAAGTAAAAAGTGCTAATAGTCCAGTTAAAGACGCTGTACAACAGCAATCAATTTTAAACTCAAAAATTGAAAAAGCACAAAGCGAAGTCAGAACACTTGCTAATACTTGGAATGAGATTGAAAATGATTCTTTAAAGAATGAATTAAACAATCTTATATCCAAAAGTAAAGAACTTAAAACCAATGCTGACTTAACAAAATTTAATGCACAAGTATCAGCTTTAAAAGCTAAATATAAAGAATTTGATGCAGAAATCAAAAGTGTCAATAAATCAGTTAAGGATTCTGCACAACAACAATCAATTTTAAATTCAAAAATTGAAAAAGCTCAAAGTGAAGTTAGGTTGATTGCTAATACTTGGACAAAGATTAAATATAATACTTCTCTAAGTAATGAATTAAATAATCTTATATCCAAAAGTAAGGAACTTAGAACAACTGCTGATTTATCAGAATTTAATGCACAATTATCAACTTTCAAGATTAAGTGTAGGGAAGCAGGAGTAGCAACGGGTACTTTTGTGAGTGGATTAAAAGAGGCTTGGAAACATTTTGGTTACTTTTTTAGTGCTTCACGATTATTTTATCTTGCTATTCAAGGCTTAAAAAATGTTTACTCAAATATAAAAGATATTGACTCTGCTATGGTTGAGTTAAAGAAAGTTACAGATGAAGCTGATAGCTCTTATAGTAGATTTTTGAAAAATGCTAAAAAAGACTCACAAGAACTTGGTTCTAACTTGTCTGACTTTATTAATGCAACAGCGGATTTTGCTCGACTTGGATATACTGTTAGTGAGTCTGAGGATTTGGCTAAAGTTGCAACTATGTATAAAAATGTTGGTGATGATTTAAGTGGTATTGATGAAGCCACTTCTACTATTGTATCAACATTAAAAGCGTTTAATATGAACGCAAGTGAATCTGAAAGCATTATTGATAAACTTAATGAAGTATCAAACAACTTTGCTGTTAGTTCGGGCGATTTGGGTGACGGACTTGCTAACTCGGCTGCAGCTTTAGCGGTTGCAGGTAATGACATAGACCAAACTATTGCTCTACTTACTGCTGGTACTGAAATTACCCAAAGTGCTTCTGAAATGGGTAACTCCATTAAAGTGTTGAGTCTTAGATTAAGAGGTATGAAAGGTGAGCTTGAGTCATTAGGTGAGGAAGTTGATGATAATGTTGAGTCTATCTCTAAAATGCAGACTCAAATTCTTAACCTTACAAATGGTAAAGTAAATATTTTTGATAAAAACGGTAATTTCAAATCTACATATGAAATTATAAAAGAAATTAGCGAAGTATATAGTAGCTTATCTTCAACTAATCAAGCTGAACTTTTGGAAACTATTTCAGGAAAGCAAAGAGCCAACCAAATAGCGGCATTAATCACTAACTTTAAACAAGCTGAAAAGGCATTCGCATCTTCTGAAAATTCAGACGGGTCTGCGTTAAAAGAACAAGAGCGTTGGTTGGATAGTATTGAGGGTAGAATAAATACTTTACAATCTTCTTTTCAAAGTTTGTCAACAGATTTTATAAATAGTTCCGAAATCAAAGATGTTGTTGGGGTATTAACTGATTTAGTAAATGGCTTAGACGGTTTAATTAACAAAACAGGTCTACTCCCTGTTGCCATTAGTGCAATAGGAATTGGAAACTTAATAAAGAACTTAGGTACAATCAAAGGAAATATTAGCAATATTTCAACTGCTTTTACAGAAATATCTACATTGTCATCATTAAAGGATTCCGATGGCAATATGCCATTTGAGGCTATGAAACAGTCTTTAGAAGGACTTTCTAACAGTCAAAAAAAAGCAGTTTTAAATGCGGCTGAAATACCAAAAGCCTTTCAGGAACAAATACTTGCTACTAATTCTTTATCACAGGCTACTGAAGCTTTATCTTTAAAAAATGCGGTTTTGTTATCTGATTTTCATAAGATAAGTGTTGCCGACCTTGAGAAAATGACACAGTTTACAAAAGGCGAAATTGCACTAAAAGGTGTTACTGACGGCACACGAAATTTGACTTCCGCTAATCTTGACTTGTTGAGAGAAGAAGGACATATTAGTGTGGAATCTTATAATGCTGCTAAGGCTTTTATCAAAAGTGGAGAAGCTGCTGAACAATCTGCTAAAAAGATTTCGATTTCAAAAGGTATTCTTTCATCTGTTTCAACTTGGATAACAATTGCTACTATTGCTATCAGTGCCGGTGTTGCTATGTGGAACTCATATCAAGAAGCACAAAGACAAGCATACGAAGATACTATTGAACAAGCAGATAAAAGTGCAGAGGCTATCAATAAAACAATGCAGGCTTGGGACTTATATGCAAGTCTTGGAACAGAAGCAACTGAACAGGAAAAAGAGACTGCTATTAAGAATGTTAATGAGCAGTTAAAGGATAAAATTCAACTTCTCGGAGACGCTACCAATGCGGAGAAAAAATACGCTGATTCAGTTTTGGCTTCGTCTAAAGCTGATTTACAAACAGCCTATGATAGAAGTAACGCAGCTCGTGCCGAAACAGAAGATAAAATCAAAAATAAAGGAAGGTCATCTTTTCAAAAGAAAGCGGTAGATGACAAAGCTTTAACAGACATTTCGGGTGGTAGTAGTGAAGATGCTTACAAGATTACTTCTGATATTCTTGGCAAATATGTCGGAGAAGGTTCATCCAGTGCCACTCAAAACGGAATAGGAAATCGGACTTTTACTTTTGGTGTTAATATTGACACTGCTAACATAGAAACAATGTTAGATTATTATAACAAAGTTCAAAAAGCCATTTCTGCTATTGAAACAAAAGCAAATGAGTTAGGTAAAGGCGGAGATAAATTAATCACTTCGGACTATTACAAAACTTTAAAAGAAATTTTTGCTGATACTGATAGTACAGATGATAACTATGATTTAATTAATAATTATCTCAAAGCAAGAGCGCAAAATACAATTTATTCAAAAGAACTTAGCGAAGGCATCCCAACTTCGGCTAAGGAATTTAATAAATTCAAAGAGGCTTGTTTAGATGCTACCGAATCGGAAAGTGTACAGGCAGAAATTACAAATCAACTTGCTTCAATTTTCCCCGAACTTTCAAGTGCCGTTCAAGAAGCAACAACAAAATCAGAAGATTGGCAATATACCATAGCAGATGATAGATTAACTGAAAGAATGGAGACTCTCAAGAAAACAATGGATAGTCTTGCTACCACTTATGAGTCTCTTAGTTCTGTTGTCGCAGATTACAATGAAAATGGCTATTTTACCTTTGATAATTTAAAGGATATTATTGAGGCTGGCGATGATTATGTTAGCACTTTATTTAATGAAAATGGGCAGTTACAAATAAACAAAGAATCCTATATTGCTCTTGCGAAGGCTCAATTAGAGAATTTAAAGTATACACAATTGCAATCTGCTATTAGCAATATTAATTCTCTGTCAACTGAAACACAATCAAAAAGTAATGATGATTTAACAGGTAGTACAAATAATCTCACTGAAGCTACATTAAAACTTGCTATTGCTCATAAATTAGCTGAGGGTGTAAGCAAAGACGCCATTGAGGGCGTTTTAATTCAATATTCTCAATATATTGCTTTAATAGACCAAGCTGAAACTTCTTTAGAATCAAATACTGATGCTTTCCTTGGGTACACAGAGGGAGCAGAAAATGCTTTAAAGGCTCAAAAGAAAATTCTTGAAAATCAAAAAGACGCACTTGAAAAGCAGGAAAAATCTCTTGAAGATGCGAAGAGTAATATTTCGGATTTAGTTGACCTTGTTACAGACTTAATCAAAAAAGAGAATGAATTAATCAAAGATGAGTATGAAAAACAGAAAGAATCTATTGACGAGTTAATTGATAAGAGGAAAGAACTTCTTGAAGCCGAAAAGAACGAGTATGAGTGGAATAAAAAGATTTCAGAAAGTCAAAATACAGTGGCTAAAGATTCCTTGTCGTCAGCGGTTGCAAGCCTTGATGATAGTAGTGCTGGCAAAAAGAACGCAAAAGAAGCTCAAGACACACTTAACTCAAGCCGTAATGATATGCTTGATACTCTTACTGATAGAGAATATGATATGAGGTCAGACGCTCTTGATAAAATGAAAGAGCAACAAGATGAGTATTGGGATAATCTTATTAATTCTGTTGATGATTATCTTAATGACGAAGTTAGACTTTACAGAGACGCTTGTAGTAGAATCGATAACGATAGTGGTGAACTTTACGGACAACTGTATAATTATATTTCTACTTATACAACTAAGAGTAAGAGTGAATTTGACTATCTTTGGGATAATGCTCAAATTGCATTATCTGAATACAACAACTCTAATATTGGTACACTTGCATTACTTGATATAATGCAAGGAGAAATTTATACAGTTAGTGGAAAGATTGATGATGTTTCAACTGCTATTGACTCGGTTAGTGATTCGATTGATGATACTACAACAAGTATAACTAACAACGGTCAAGCTATTGACGATTATCGTGAAAAGGTTGAAAAATTATTAGAAGTATTACCTAATGACGACAACAAAAAATCAGGAAACAAGTCAAGCAATGGTAATAAAAATGGTAATAAATCTGAAAGTGAATATGTGAATACTCCTTTTGGAAAAGTTCCGACACTATCATCTTGGATTGCAAACCCGTCTAAATACACAACTAAAGCGTATCTACCTCGTCCTTCTGATTCTAAACCCACATATCTCCCTACTCTTTATGATTCTAATCGTCTACCTCGTCTTTATGGTAAATATGCTAACGGAACAAAGTCTGCAAAAGGTGGATTATCTATTGTTGACGAGGAGGGTATTAATACTGAATTAATCCCCTATCAGTTAAGCAAAGGTAGATATACTATTCTTCCAGAGGGAAATCCTGTATTTAGTAAGACTATGACTAACACATTATATGACATAGCTTCTAATCCTTCTGCTTTTCTAAATCAAAAGAGTAATGTTCCTCGTATTAATAACACATCTATGACAAGTTCTATAAATGTAGTTATTCAAGGCGATGCTACTCAAACAACGGTCAATGCTCTTAAAGAACAGGCTAACAGAATTTCTGATATGGCAATTAATAAACTTATGACATCTATTGTTAATAATAAATTTAACATATAAGCAAGTAAATAAAAATAAGGCATAGGTGATTTTTCCGTCTATGCCTTATATACAAAAGAACAGGTGGTGATATTTATGTATAGAGAGTGTTTATTTGAATACAATGGGATAAATTCAAACCAATACAATTTAATGCTTGTTTATGAAAGTAGTGCTTTTGGGAGTGTTCCGACTGGTGCAGAGTACGAAGCTGTTACAGATGTACTACCAAAGGCTTCCGACCATTTACTGTATGGTTTGAAATATGCTGATAAACCACTTAGTTTTGGAATTGAGATATTAAGTTTGGACAATGAAATTCCTATTGATAAAATTGATGAAGTAAAAGAATGGCTATTCGGGCAAGATGGATATAAGCGTTTTGTGACAATAGACGAAAGAAGAAATTATTATTTAAACGCTATTCTTATCCCCGATGAAGATATTATTGATGTACAAGGACTAAGGGGTTTTCGTTGTACATTACAAAATGCAAGTGGTTTTTGGTACAAAGACGAGGAAGTTTCTTTTAATAATTTGTTAGCAGTTCATTCAATAAATGTAAAGACGGTAAAAGATTTTTTTGTTTTTCCTAATATTGAAATAAAACTAAAACCGTTTAGTAAGACAATGAAAAATGATGTTTTTTATCTAACAATGCTTGGTAGTAATGGAACTATTTATTTGTCTGATACAATGACAGATAATAATGTTGTTTATGACATAAATACAAAATTTGGCACTTGTAGTTCGAGTACAGGTGCAAATATTTCTATAATACCTCCTTTAAATTTTTCTCCTCCGTTAAAGATGATTAATGGAGTTAATATAATAAATTTTTCTGCCTATTGGATGAATGAGCAAGACGAAAAAGAAAGTATAGTACCTTATATTGAGAGCCTCACTTATAGATATAAGACCTTACATAGATTAGGTGGTTTTTAGTCAACTATCCACCACATTTAGGTGGTGGGCTTGTAACTGCCCAGTCGTAATAACGGCTTACGCCTCCGACCTTTAACCCCAATAGATATTATTATCTAAAGTGGCGTTACATCATAGGGTGGTTGACAACACCCTTTACAACAGAGTTTACTCGGCTGTAACTGTATTAGGTACTTGACTATCTTCAAGATAGTTTATTCCCATACGATACAGATTCATTGCTCCTATACGGTCATCGTTGGATTTATAACCGCAGTTTTTACAGGTAAACAGATGCAGCTTTTTATTTCTGTTAGACTTTTCAATGTGACCACATACAGGGCAACATTGGCTTGTATAACGAGGATTTACCTTAATTACGGCAGACTGATTCCGTTTAGCTTTATAGATAAGCTTCTGTTCGAGGTCATAGAAAGACCATGATACAGACACATACCTATCTTTGGTACAAACTCGTTCTGTAGCATTACGAACACCAGACAAATCTTCCAAAACAAAGAGAGTATGCTTTGGATTGTTTTCAACGAGTGCCTTTGATACTTGATGATTAATATCTTGCATCCAACGGTTTTCTCGCTGACCAATAGCCTTAATTCTTCGTCTTGATGATGGAGTCTGACGCATCTGTAACTCTTTACGAAGCTTGGAATAAGCAGCTCTCTTTTGCTTAATAGCTTTGCCGTTAACAAAACCTGATTTATGCTTGCTGTTATAAGTGGCAACGACAAAGTTAATACCTCTGTCAATACCAACAACATTGCAAATATCAGAAATAGATACTTCTTCTACATCATAGGTTACAGGGATATGTAAAAAATATTTACCGTGTTTATTTACGAGCTTAGCAGTACCAAACTTATAAACTGTATGGTCAAAATATTTAGACATGCCTTTGGAAAAATATGGCAACTTGACACGACCATTCAATGTATTTACTGAAAAACGGTTTTGTGTAAGGGAATAGTCTCTATTCCATACAAGGTCATACTGAGGTTTCTTGAAAGATGGCTTAATCCACTCGGACTGATTTTCAAGAATTGTTTTATATCTCGCAATAACAGTCTTAAATACAGATTGAACCATCTGAGATTTTAAACCAAAGTTTTCACGAATGTCTGAGTACAGAATTTTGTTAAGGGAAAACTGCTTTAAATCGTGTGTGTGGAATACATAATCAGAAACATAGTTACAGGCATCACGATAGACAGACAGGGTATTATCTAATAACACCTTGTCTGTATCAGATACTGATATTTGTATTTTTGCGGTGACAGTCATTTGTTCCATAGAATGTACTCCTTTCGTTGATATTTCACTAAATATATTATATGATTATTATTAGTGAAAGTCAAGTGGGAAACTACATATTATCTGTAGCAAAAATACAATAATTTCCTTTCTAAACAATACTGGAAGAAGAAAATCTTTTGGTCTGACAGATATTTTGCCTGTAGCATTGGAGAAGTATCGTCAGCAACTATACAAAAATACACAGAATCTCAAGGATAGGAGGTCGGTTGCTCCTCCCACCACCTAAAGGAAGTGGGTTTCCGCAACCTAATTAAATTTATGAATAAAATAAATAAAATACCAGAAATAGTTTTATACACACCAGATAGGCGTAAAATTCTTTGTCAAATAAACGGTGTTAATAATCTTTCAGAAGATATTAGATTTGGCACAGCTTCAGAGTTATCATTTAAAATACCACAAAAGATTTATGACACTCAGTTGTATGAATACATAGACAATCAATGCTATGACGATATTGTCGAGGGTAGTGTTTTGTATCTTAATGATAATAACGATTACTTTAACTTTATGGGAATTAAAGTAAGAGACGATTATGCCGTTGACATAAGTAGCAAAACAGGTAGACCCTCCAATGATATGACCCTTAATATGAATAATTATCTTTCTGGTTTTAAAGTAAAAGACGAAGTTGAGTTATTCGATATTGGTAGTGATAGTGGATATAATTGGCGATGGGGCTGTTACATCAACGATTCTAATGGTTCTATTTTAGACAAATCTGATGATTTATCTGCTGTTTATGACGGTGTTTCTGCGTATAAACATTTTGCCTGTGAAGATTTTATTCCAGTGTCCACAGGTGATGTTGTGGCTATGCTAAGTAGTAATGAATTTGGTTATCGTATTCATTATTACAGAGAAGCTGATTCAAAAACTTATCTTGGTGTTCAAGAAGGAATGGAAGAACACTACGCTAAATATTTACCAATAGGTAGAGTAGAAATTAAATTTCCTTATGACGATGACAGTGAAGAGCAATTAACAAACGGTTACATTAGGGTTGAATTATTTGACTTGAAACACGATGGAAGTAGTCAAGACTTATATCGTGGATATTCTCCGAAGCATGGTTATATAAAAGTGTTTAGCGGTCAAAGATATTGCACCTCTTTTAACGGCTCATCTAAGGGACAGGAGGATTATACCTGCGGTGAAAAATGGTGGGTGGTAACTTCAATTGAAGAAATTAACGAAGGTGTAATTCCGTATAAAAATATAACAGCATATAGTTATGAATATACACTTTCTAAAAAGACTTTTTCTTTATCAAAAAGCACACTTCCTCTGTATATTCCTGATAAAATAGTTGATGTTGTACAGGGGAATACTTGGCTTAGAGATTACTCGACTTCGGGAGCAAGTGTACCTATCCCCTATTGCTCTCCGCAAAGAATGGACAGGGGGTTAATAAATCAGATATTAGACTTTATTCCAACTTGGAATATTGGATATATTTCTCCGAGTGTTTGTTCAAAGTATAGAACTTTTGATGATTTGGATAATGTAAATTTATACTCGTTTCTTATTAACGATGTACAATCAGCATATCAATGTTACTTTATTTTTGACACTGATAGAAAATTAATTCATATTATCAGTGGTACAGTTGATGAAGATTCTCTTAAAGGATTTGTTGGTGGAAAATTAGGTTGTCAATCTTCCTTATATTTATCTTGGGATAATGCGATAAAACAAACAAATATACATACTACTGATAGTAGATGCGTCACAGTTTTAAGAGTTCATTCGGCAGATGATAAGTACGGACTTGGCTTAATCAATCCGACAGGTAATAATGTCTTATACAATTTTGATAGTTACTTAAGTTATATGGATTTTATTGCTGATAAGGATAAGAACAGGACTTTGCTTGTCGCAGTTCAGTCTTTTTTGAAAGAAATAGAAAATAATCGAAGCACTTATACTAATTATGCACGGAAATTAATTGAAGCTAATCTTGAAACAGTTAAGCTAAAAACTAAAGTTTCAGAGGCGTTAACTTCTTATAGAAGTGTAGCTGATAAAATTAATATTTATTTAGCTGACGATTATCCAAACGGTTATCCGAGCGGAGTTAAATATATAACAGACTACCCTCTGACAACTGCGGAATTGACATCAAGTGATAAACCGATTAATGATTATAAAAATTATCATAGTAAAAATTTATACAATGAATTATATGAAGCTGCAAATACTTATGAAAATGTAAGAAAGTCTTATGATAACGCCCTTAAATCTTACAACCAAAATTATAATAAAATGAAAGAAATTTCTCTTAAGTTTTCATTGAATTACAAGATAGTTAAAGATAAGGAAAGCAAAGGTATAAACACCTCAATATTATCATCAAAAGAAATTTTGGCATTGAATGATTTTATTATTGAGGGAGATTGGACTAACGAAAATGCTACCTTTAGTGATACTTATACCTCCACAGATATTATAAATACTTTGGATAGTATTTATAACGAAGCAATATCGGATTTTAATTCTTATATAAGCAAGCACTGCTATGAATTTAGCGTTGGTACAGCAAATATTTTAAAAATCAACGAATTTAATATAGAAGATATGTATTTAGGATATTCTGTAATTTTAGAAACGAAGTCAGGGATTTGTCAATATCCTGTTTTTATGGCTATGCACATTAGGTATGACGATGATACTGATTTCAGTTTGACTTTTAATACAGACTATAATACAAAACCTTTAAAAATGAAATTTACAAAACTATTTAGCACTATAAATCAAACAAGTGTTATTGAGTCAGCTTGGACTTTCAGTGAATAGAATGAGGTGATAACTTGAAAGCAAAAAATATTCAATACAAAGTAAATTGTTGGATAAATAATAATGTAAATATTGTAACATATCAGAATGAAGCATTGATTAAACATCCTGTTTTTATTCTGTGTGACGGTGACGAGCCAATAGATTTGAGCGATAGCACAAACATTTTTTACAAAGCCACTGACTCTAAAGGCAACGCTTGTTGTCTTACTGTCAATACTCTTTCTGCAATTAAAGGAAAAGTTGAGTTGCCTGTTAATGGGGCTTTGACAGCTAACAGAGGAACATCAGCAGGAGAGATTGTTGTGCAGAGTGATGAAGGAACTTTGTCTTTTGGTGGTATTAATATTGTTACATATTCGTCAGTTGCAAACCAAGAGATTGAAAAATCAAACTTCTTCACAGCTTTAGTTGAGGCGTTGGCTAAAGTGGCTGTTTTAACACCTGAGGGTACTGTCGCTATGGATACAGAACTTAGTGATATTTCGGTAAATCCTTTGACGAATAAGGCAATAACTCAAGCGTTAGAAAAGATTGAGATTGCAAAAGCTAATAAGTCAACTACGCTTGAAGGTTATGGGATAAACAATGCTTATACAAAAGTTGAAATGACAAACCTTTTAAACAATAAACTTGATGAAAGTTCTCTTTTAGATATAACAAAAAGTATTAATCTTAGTTCACTTGAAGATACAGAACAGACAGCAAGTGGAGTTACTGTTTCTGTTAAAAATAATAAAATCAGTTTGAGCGGCACATCTACCGCTGCGGTTAATTTTTATCTCAAGCTCAAGCGTGCGGTTACTCTTGAACAAGGCAAAGCGTATTGCTTATCGTTGCAGAATTTTGCTAATATTACAAACGGCGGTTGTGTGTTCTATCCTGCAAATGAGCAGACGGCAATTAGTTCATCTTGGCTCTTGTCAGAAGTTAGTGCTTTTAAAAATGCAGCGGCCACTTATAGAGCGACAGAAAATGCAACCGTAAATTCGATTAAAATTGCAGTTGCTACAAATAGACTTGTTGACAACAGTTGTAATCTTCAACTTGAACAGAATAACAAGCGTACAGCTTATTCTAACCCTGACTTGATAAAGTCTCATATTAAGCCTGAACTGTATCAAGCCCCTGATTACACAATGCATTATTTGTATGTTTCAAACGATTACAATGAAACCACTGAGGGGTTTGGGGTTACGAAGTTCAATTCTATTCAGTCTGCTAATGATAGCTTTTCTGATAACAGTTATCATAATAGATATACTATTGTTGTTATGGCTGGCACATATACCGATATGCAAGACAAGTTTGCAGGAATGTCCGATGTGGGACTTGTAGGTTACAGAGGAGTAATGACTAAAGACTATGTTTACTATGAGTCCGAAAACATATACAATCCGCAAGCTACTGTAATCAAGTGGGACGGAGCAACAGGCTTTGATAAGTCTACTTTGAAATCTGGGGATATAATCAAAAAATGTCCGTTTCATCTTGATTTGAATGTCCATACTCACATCAAAGGTTTTACATTTGATTGTAAAAATATCAGGTATGGCATACACCTTGAGAGTGGTGGAACAGGTTATGCGACAAATTGGGTTGTGGCAAATTGTATTTTCAAGTGGGGCGGTCGTGCTGATTGCGTAGATTATGCAGATAAAACAACAGTGCCAGTTTTTGGTTGCGGTCATAGCTTTGGCGAAGTCGGCTTAATTGAAAATTGTAAAATCATACCTACGCATTGCACGATAGGTTATCAAAATCACGATAATGCAGATAATAGCAGCTTCGGCTTACATATGAAAACAGGCTCGAATATTACAATCAGAAATTGTGATTTTGGTGGAACGGAAATCCAAGCAAGAACTCTCAAAGGCGCATATTCTGATACTCCAAGCACTGTTAATATTGAAAAGTGTATTAATATTTCAGAAGTCAAAAAGATGTATTCTGCACCTGCGGAGCGCTGTGATTGGAAAGTTACAGTTGACGGAAACGAGGTAGAGTGATGATTTATAGACATTTAATTGTTGATAATACAAAAGCAAACTGTTAAAAAAATGGAGTAACGCTTTGTTACTCCATTGATAGAATTTATATTTTATTTTTAAGGTGTAAATAATTTAATTAGACCAGCTATGGCTGTGATAAAGGCTGTAACAGTTACTAATCCAGCCATAGTATTCTTGATGAAATTCATAAATGGGCTTGGTTCTTTTGACGAAAGTTTGCCCCACGCCTTACTTATAAGCGGTAACACTATATGAAACAATGTTTGAAAAACATCAACAAAAAAGATTACAACTGTAAATATCAATATTGCAGAAAGAATTAATTGTGATGTTGTAGGACTTGCTATAAAAAATATGTTTAAACAATAAGATAATGTATAAAGAGTGACTGAGGTCATTAATATATAAATACAGGTTTTCTTGGCGACTTTATCTTTCTCCGCTCCAGTAATGGGCATTAAAATCCACCAAATAGCAAAAGAAATAGATGTTATATATGTGAAGTTGTCGGAATGTTGTCCTATGTTTTTTCTATATATTCCTATTATTAAGAATATTGTTCCTGTTAAAAATAACGCAACAAGTATTTTAGTTCTTGATTCATTACTTTTTAATTTTTTATATAAGTTTTTACATATGGTTTTTAATTTATTTTTCATATTATTATTTATCAAAGAAAAGGGTGTTTTGTTCTTATGAATTTTATTTTTAATAATGTATCACCAATAATGTTTCCAATAATATTATCTATTGTAATTATTGGAACGATTGTAGTTGGAATTGAATTACTTTGTCAACATTATGACGAAAATAATGATAACAAAAAAAACAATGACGATAAATCTAATTAAATTATATCATATTAAAATATAAAAGGCAAGGAGGAAATTTTATGAGTAATTCAAAACTTGTTAGTTACACAAAACTTAGTCCGAATCATTCGGGAGCAAGAACACATAGTATTGACCGCATTACTCCTCACTGTGTTGTCGGTCAGTGTTCGGTTGAAACGCTCGGCAATATCTTTATGGATACCAACCGAGAGGCAAGCTGTAACTACGGTATCGGTGCGGATGGTAGAATGTTACTCTGCGTTGACGAGGGTAATCGTTCTTGGTGTTCTTCGAGCAATAGTAACGACCAGAGAGCAGTCACCATTGAGTGTGCAAGTGAAACATATCATCCTTACGAGATGAACAGCAATGTTTACCACAGTCTTATAAAACTCTGTGTTGATATTTGCAAGCGTAATGGCAAGAAAAAGCTCTTGTGGTTTAATGATAAGAATAAGACACTTGATTACAGTCCGAAATCGGATGAGATGATTATTACAGTGCATAGATGGTTTGATAACAAGGCTTGTCCGGGTGATTGGCTTTATAACCGTTTGGGTGATTTAGCCAAGAAGGTTACAAAACAACTTGGTGGTAATTCAAAGCCAAAGAAGCCAACTATTACATATCGTGTTTACGCAGACGGTAAATGGTACAGAGAGGTAAAAGGTCTTGGTGGTGTTGCAGGTAGATTCAAACAGGCTATCAGCGGTCTTATGATTAAGGTATCGGAAGGTAATATCAGATATAGGGTACATCTTCGTGACGGTGATTGGCTTGACTGGGTAGACGGTTATAATAAGGCAGATAGCAATAATGGTTATGCTGGTATTCTCGGTAAAGTTATTGATACTATTCAAATTGAATTTAGTGGTGTTGGTGATTATAAAGCTACTTATAAGGTTTGTGGGCAAGGCAATAATTATTGGTACGATTGGCAACATAATACCGAGGAAGATACAAGACAGGACGGCTATGCAGGTAAAAATGGTAAAGCCATTGACCGTGTGCAGATTACACTTACATAAGCATAAGGAAGTGAAGTAATGACAACAGAAGTAATTGTCGCTTTAATAGGTTTAGGTGGTTCTGCTATTGGCTCGATTTTAGGTATTATTGCAAGTTCAAAATTAACATTGTACCGTATTAAACAGCTTGAAGAAAAAGTAGACAAACACAACAGTGTAATCGAAAGAGTTTATCATCTTGAAACGCAAGACGCCGTTATTAATGAAGAAATTGGCAATTTAAATCAGAGAATTAATAATTTAGAAAATAAACAGTAAAGTAGGAGGAATGTGTATGAAAAAGACTAATTGGAAACTTTGGTTAAAGTGTGCAGGTGTTCGTGCTATAAAGACGGTAGCACAGACTGCTGTTGCTACTATCGGTGCTACTGTAATGATTAGCGATGTAAATTGGGTTGCTGTTGTATCTGCAAGTGTATTAGCGGGTTTGCTTTCTATGCTTACAAGCATTGGTGGCTTGCCAGAAGTGACTGAATAAATAATAAACAAGAACGATTATCATTTTATATTATAAAGAAAATAAATAGTTTAGGGATGTGCGTTAATTTGCACATCCCTATTTTTTACGATTTATCATCAATAAGCTGATAGGTTTGTTTATAAAAAGGTAACTTCCTGTTGTCCTCAATCTTTTCTTTATCACGATAATTTATTCGTGGTGGAATATACTTTAGTGTTTTATCTTTTCCAAACCTCTGATAATATCCTCTTACATACCAACAAGTTTTTACTCTATTATAGGTCTTTTTAGGCTTAACAGTTTGTTCATTTAAGATATATTTTTTCTTTTTTGATTTTATTTTTATTTTTTGGACATATTTATTGTTGGTTTGTTTGCTATTTGATACTGTATCATTCTTTCTTTTCTTTGGTGATAGTTTGTCTACTTGAATAAAATCATATTCAATAAAATTATTAATATTTTGCATATACCAACTAACACAAAGCATCCAAAAAATATATTTTTCAACAATAGCTTGCATTTCTGACTTTGAATATTTGTTAGAAAATTGCCTTATTGTAGAGAAATATCCTTGTTTGTTATCTACACCATATTCACAGTCTACGGTAAATATTTTCTTATGAAAACAACCGTCAAAAAATATAATAGTCCATTCAGTTGCCGAAGTGTATTTGACATATATTACACTTATCTCATCAACTGAACAATTATTTTCTCTTAAAGTTTCAGTAACAAGTTTGTCTTGGATTTCCTGCGGTAAAGAATTGAATGTTTTATCTTCTAAAATAAGATTTGTTTTAAAATAATTAAAATTGCCATTCTTTTCAATGATAGATATACAGTATTCACTGAATAAAGGTGGAACAAATGAATTGTTTATTTTTGGCAATGCTTCTTTAGCAATTTTATCTAAAAAGGTTGGAGAAACTTCAATAGTTGTTTTGTTTGATAGATTTTTAAAACTAATATCCGTCATAATACAGCACTCTTTTTTTATATTTTTTTATTTATATTATATAGCGTTGTATTTAAAAAATCAATATTATTCTAAGAATTTAAATAGAATGTGTTGACTTTTATAAAAGTTATGCTATAATAATATTTAACAGTAGCGATGCTGTTAATGTTAATGCTTTATTTTTTTATAAATCTCTCCGTATGGGATTTTAAACAATATTCGTTTAAAAAATTTTATTAATCTATCCAAAGTGGATTTTAAAGAATATCTATTTACACCCTTGTTATTAATCTATCCAAAGTGGATTTTAAAAAATACCTGTTTTTTTATGGATTAAATAAGATATTCTTTAATGTTTGATGACAGTATTAATAATACAAACATCACTAAAGAGGAAAGTAAAAATACTTTCCTCTTTTTGTTTAGTTTGTTATTCTATGTGTTATTCTATGCTTGCACACGAACTTGTTATAAAACTATAAACAAGGTCTTTAAACAACTCTTTGCTTTGTAACATTGTGTAAAAACTTTGGATTTCATAATTGCATAAGCAAGAAATTTGTAATAAGTTACCCAAAACACCATCTCTATCTTGTCCTTCTATTGCTCTAACTACTTTATTACGAAAAACTGACAGTTCTCTTTGCTTATTATGTTCTTTTGCATAAGTAGCTGCGTATCTGCCGTCCTCTCTTGCTAACTGTATTAATTCTTCTTTATTATCAAGAAAATTATAATTGTTAATACTTTCTACACCAAATAATTCTTCTAATTTCTTTGTGTTTTCTTCTGATATATTTGTTCTTTCGTTGTACGCAATATTTTCCCATCGTGACACCTGTTGACGAGTTACTCCGATTTTGTTAGCAAGTTCTTCTTGACTTAATCCGGCTTTCTCTCTAAGTTCGGTAATTATATACTGTTTCATTTTCATTTCCATAATGATTTCTCCTTTTTTTGTTATTACTTAATAGTATGTTACTATTGTAACATTCAAATGTTGCAATGTCAAGTGTAAAAGACAGATTTTATAAATAATTACTGACACTGTAATACTTTTTTATGAGTGTCAATATAAAACAATATTCAGAATTGGAAAATTTTTATATTGACTTATAATTTTAGTTTTGCTATACTAAAAATAATTTATATAAAAGGAGTGATAAAAAATGGCAGAAGTTACCACAAGAAAGCGTGGTAATAAATGGGAGTACAGATTTGAAGCTGCGAAAATTGGGGGGAAAAGAAATCAGATTACAAAAAGCGGTTTCAAAACGAAAAAAGAAGCCTTAGAAGCAGGAGTTAAAGCCCTTGCAGAATATAATAATACAGGAGTGTCTTTTGCTCCGTCTGAAATATCATATAGTGATTATCTTGATTTTTGGATGGAGAAAGATTGTCGAAATAACCTTGTCCTTACTACTGTAACAAACTATGAAAAAAAGATAAGACTTCATATTAAGCCGTATCTCGGAAAATATAAATTAAAATCTATATCAACAATGTTACTTCAAAATTTTATATTTGATATGTTTAACAAGGGCTATTCTTTCAATACGCTCGATACCTTGAAACATATTATAAATAAATCTTTAATTTACGCTATAAAGACAGCAAAATTTATACAAGTCAATCCTATGGAAGATGTTGAAATGCCGTCTAAAAGAGCAGTTCCAAATAATCCAACAAAGAGTCATCCAAATGTTTATATTCCTCAAGAATGGATAGCAAAAATATTTAAAAGATTTCCAAAAGGAAGTCCTACTTATATCCCTATGCAGTTAGGGTATAAATGTGGATTACGATTAGGTGAAACATATGCTTTAACTTGGGAAGATATTGATTTTGAAAATAAAACAATTTCAATCAACAAGCAGGTTCAATGGGATGAGCCAAAACATAAGTGGTATTTTTCAAATCCTAAATATAATTCATTTAGAACGATTGGAATAGATGATGAATTATGTAACCTATTATTAGAGGAAAAGGATAAACAACAAAGGGCAGAAGTTTTTTATAAAGAGTTATATAAACATCAATACAGAGATGAAAATAATTTTTTAAATGACACAGGTGTGGGAAAAAGGATTAATCTTGTTACTGTAAGACAGGACGGAAGCTATATCAACCCTCGCACTATGCAAAACACAAGTCGAGTTATTCATTACAATTTGGGCTTTAAAGAGTTCACCTTTCATTCTTTTAGACATACTCACGCTACAATGTTAGCTGAAGCAGACGCGCCGATAAAATACACACAAGAAAGGTTAGGTCATAAAGATATATCCGTTACAATGCAAGTATATCAACACGCTTCAGATAAATTAAATGAAAAGGGCAATAACATTCTTAATGGAATGTTTAAATAAATGTTAAACAGAAATTGAAACAAAAGGGCAAAATTATAAGGAGTAGAAATTAAATCTACTCCTTATTTTTTTATGTGGTATTATCATTTGTCCACGCCCTTATTCTTTGGTGGACAAATGGTGGACAAACGGTGATTTAAATAGTATATGAGATATATTGTAAAGTAGTAATTATTATCGTTTATCCTTAAAAGTGGCTATATTTATTTATTTAATCCCTCGTAAACTGCAACTGCACATGCAACTGTAGCGCCTACCATTGGGTTATTACCCA